CCCCCTGCTTATTAATTTTTAGTTATGAGAAATCCTTTGTTTGTAATTTCAAACGATAAACATTTAACGAACCAGAATATAGAGATTTTTGAAGACCTGTGTAAGCAAGAGATTAAACTTGCTACCGATTTAGGCGTTAAGGATGTTCTATGGCTGGGTGACATATTTGATAGTCGTATTGCACAAAGAGAAGAGGTGTTGAATGCTGTTGGTAGGTGTATAGAATATTACCATGCAGCAGATTTAACAATACATTGTATACCGGGGAATCACGATAAAACGGTTTATTCCTCCCCTACTTCATTTCTGGATGCGTTTGTACACCATCCTGGATTTGATCTAATGAGCTACCCTATCATTAAAAATATTGCAGGTGTTGAAATTTTATTTATGCCATTTTTTGAAGATGGGGTTTGGATAGATTTATTTGATCAGGCGAACGAGTGTACAAGCAATGAAACTATCCTTTGTTCTCATATAGCCGTTAAGGGGAGTCGGAATAATGACGGGACAACTGTGGACACACCAATTTCTCCCGCTTTGTTATCTGGATTTAAATGTGTATTTTTGGGGCATTACCACAATGCACAGAAGATAGGGAAGAATATTTACCATTTGCCGAGCACCTACCAACGTAATTTCGGCGAGGACGCTGAAAAAGGTTTTACGGTATATTATGATGATGGAACTCATGAATTGGTGAAATCAAAGTTTAAAGAGTACCGGAAAATTAAGGTAGATACAGATAGTTTGACCGATGAAGAAATTTTGGATTTAGCGAGACAAAATAGTGAGGGTGATGGTTTAGTTCGGTTAGAATTGGTTGGAGACCAAAATCGGCTAAAATCAATCAATAAAGGAGCTCTGTCTTCTATGGGGGTGGATGTTAAAATGAAGTTTACAGAAGTAGAGGTACAGGATAACGAGCTGACCGAGGAAGTTAAAGAGTTTACGTCCGATGAAATTCTGAAGAAATTTGAGGTATTCTGTAAGGAGAAAGGGTATAAGTTAAAAACAGGTAAAAAATATTTGGAAGCCGTATGTCAGACACTATAAGAAATTTCCGCAAAAAGATTGAAAAAGATTTTGCGAAGAATACCATTGTTACAGAGCACCGTTCTACAGAGTTTTATTCTACGGGAGTCCTTTCTATTGATATGGCTTTGGGTGGTGGATGGGCCAAAGGCCGTATCGTTAGTTTGAGTGGATGGGAAAGCAGCGGTAAAACGACCGTCGCTATTCTTTCTGCTATTGAAGTGCAGAAGACCGGACGTCCGGTGGTGTACATAGATCATGAATGTGCATTTGATCAGGATTACGCAGCAGACCTCGGGTTGGATATGTCTCCGGAAATGTTTATTTTGCTGCAACCCTCTGATGCTGAAGATGGGGTGGAACTGGTACGTGAGGCTATTAAGGTGCCGGAGATAGGTATGATTATCTTGGATTCCGTTGCCAGTATGACTCCACGAGTTATGATGGATGCAGAAGCAGGAGATCAAAAGATGGGGGTTTTGGCGAGACTGTTGTCTACATGGTTGAAAGTATTGGTAAAACCGTTGGAAGAGAATGGTTGCACCCTATTACTCTTAAACCAGTTTCGAGAAAAGATTGGTGTAATGTATGGGAATCCGGTAACGTTGCCGGGTGGAAATGCAATTAAATTCTTTACGTCCCAGATGGCAGAAATTACTAAAGCTGGGCAAGAAAAGGATGGTGATGATGTGTTGGCACAGAAGACTCGTTTTAAGGTTACGAAGAATAAGGTTGCACCACCATTCAAAAAGGCTGAGTTTTTGATCCGTTTTGGTACGGGGGTTGACAAGGAACAAGACGTGTTGGATGTTATCATCAATTCAAAATTCTTTGAGAAGCGCGGTTCTTGGGTGTACTATAATGATGAAAAGGTCGGGCAAGGTGCAGCCAGCGTTCCAGGATGGCTTGAGCAGCATCCAGATGAGTATAAGAAAATTTTGGACGAACTTTTAGGGCGTAATACAAAATGAGATTAGGAAAAATAGAGCTGAAAGATTTTCTTTCGTTTGAACATTTAGAGTATACTTTCCCGGATTATCCGGTATTGGTACAGGGTGAAAATCGTACCCCTGCACAGATGGAAAGCCAGGAAAGCAATGGAACCGGGAAATCCAGTTTGGGTTCCGGAATTTCGTATGCCGTTATGCAAGAGGCACTCCGTAAGAGTGATTTGCAGGACTGTGATCTTGTCCGGTGGGGTTGTGATAAAGCCATTATTGATCTGAGTATAATTTGCGACGTACGAGAGGAGATTTTGTGGATTCATCGGGTAATACCCAGCAAGGGTTCTACGAGGCTTGAATTGTCTATTGAGAAATCAGGCAAGAAAGAACCTGTTAAATTTGCCACAGTAAAGGACGGCAATAGTTTTATCCTGGAGTGGATGGGTGGCATAAGCAAAGAAGATTTGAAGAGTTATTTTATGATTAACAAAGATAACTATAAATCATTCTTCTCATCCAGTAATACGGATAAGATTAAAATTATTAGCAGGTTTAGTAAGTCCGACAAGATTGATAACGTGTTCCCTCTATTGGAAAATGATATTGACGAATTAAATAAGAGTCTTGACGTTCCACGGAGAGAAATACAGAGACTAAACGGTCAGTTGGACGTGTATAGGGAAAATCTTGAAGAGGAGAAAAATCGTGATTTAAAAGAAGAACGGGACCAAAAGATAAAAGATTTAGAAACGAAGATTGAAGAGGCCGAAAAAGCGAAAAAAGAAGCGGATGCAAATTGCAAAGACTACCGAGAAAAGAAGGCTGCTGCCGATGCAACTATTAAGAAGAATTTAACGGAGATAACCAAAGTAAACAAGGATATACAGATTGAGGAAGAGAATATTGACTTTGACGATATTTATACCCTGATTGATACGTCTGTTGCCCGGTTTGAAAAGGATAAAACAGAAAAGGAAAAGGAGCAAGCCCAAAAGACCAAAACCAAGAAAGAGTTGAATGAGAAATTTGCTGCTATTGAGGTTTGCCTTATGGGGACGATTACCTGTCCAAAATGCGGTCATGAGTGGGTACAGGAAAATGATCTTGGGCTAACGTTGCCGGAATTGGTTAAGGAGGGAGAAAATACTGGCAAACAAATAGAAAGTATCCAAGATGAGATTGGAAAGATTGACACCTATATTGCAGGCATTGAATCCCAGATTAAAGAATTCGTAGAAGAGCGAGAAGTTACCGAAAAGGATGAAAAGGCTTTACGAGAGAAGATAAACGTTTTGAAGCTGGCTGTAAGAACTTATGAGAATACGAATACAGATTTAGATACCAACATTAAACGATACGAGCGACACATTGCAACGTTTGAAAAGGAAGCAGCTACTTACGAAGAAAATATTAAAACTTGGAAAGCCACGATTATTGACCTGAAAGGTTCTGTACTGGTAAACGGCAAGATATTGGAAATTGAAGGGAAGATAAAAGAAACAGAAGATTTAATAAAGAAAAAAGAAGAGGAAATTAGTGGGTTAGAAAGCCAGTTATTAGAGTTGAATTCTTGGAAGCTTCATTTTAAGGATTTTAAGATGGAGCTTTCCAAGGAATCTCTAAACGTTATCCAGTTGCATATCAATAAGTTTTTGGAGACCATGCACAGCGATTTGAGGGTAATGGTTGAGGGGTATAAAAAACTCGCAAGCGGTGAAATTCGTGAAGAGATTACTCCGTATGTAGTGCGGGATAGCGTTAAGAAATTTGGAGCGTTTAGTGGTGGTGAACGGGCTCGCATGGAGATATCCATGATTCTGGCGATACAGTATATGATCAATGCGACGAACCCTTACGGTGGATTGCAGTTCCTACACATAGATGAAATCACGGAAGGAATGGACCCTCTGGGTGTTTCTATGATGATGAAATCTTTGGATGGAATGAAATTTTGTATGCTGGTTACAACCCACGTCACCGCCAGAAATTTGTATGATAAAAATCTGGTTATTGTCAAAGAAAATGGTGTAAGCAGGCTGAAGGATGGCGAGTAATTATGTGAAATACTGGTGGGGGATCGACCCCGGTGCAAAAGGCTGTATTTGCTCTCTGGATGAGAAAAATAATGTGGAGTTTTACCCGATTGAAAAAATTAGTGGTAAGGTTATTAATCTGGCAGAGATTGCGAATTGGATATGCGACCGGGTGTTCCCATATGGAGATAAAGAACCGGAGTATATTTTGGAGCATGTTGTTTTGGAAGATGTTCATAGTATATTTGGTTCATCTGCAAAATCAAATTTCCAATTTGGGTGGATAAATGGTGCTTTAGAGGGGATTCTGTCCACGTTTAAAGTGCCGTACACGAAAGTCGCTCCTAAAATGTGGCAAAAAGAACTTTGGACTGGTGTAAAACCTGTTCTCAAAAGGGGTAAGGATGGGAAGTCTATTGTGGATGTAAAGGGGACTTCTTTGATTGCTGCTAAGAGGCTGTATCCTAATGTGGATTTCCGTAGGACTCCAAAGTGTAAAAATGATGACGATAATTTGGTAGACGCTCTAATGATGGCTACCTTTGCAAAACGTAAATATTGATCTAAAATGGTTGAATTTTATTGTTCTAATTTAAACTGCGAAAACAATTTAAAATCTGTTCCTGTTGAGAAATATAGGATGGTTATGAATCGGGAAACGGGTAAGGTTGAGCCGAAAGGCAATTTGATTTGCCCTCTGTGTGGTAGTCCGTTAGTGGCTATTGAGGAAGACCCTGAAGAAATTCAAGTCAGTTTTTCCGCATTCTCCCATAAAAGCAGCCGAGAAAAAGGCGAGATTTTAAAGAAACGTTCTCACAAACATTATGAGCGTTACGGTGGTAGGGACGAAAAAGAATACCGAAAGAACAAGGTCGTTAAAAACTATTTTGGGAATGAATAAAGAATTATTTAAAAAGTGCTGGGAAATTGTTGACATAACAGGTTCCAGCGTCCTGATTGTAAAGAATTGGGATATGTTTTACGTGTATTTTGTTGGCAGCGGGAATTTCATCCCAAAGAGCATGCACAACAATTATAACGAAGTTAATGAGGTGGTAGATATTACGGATATACTACCAACTATTGATAATTTTGGCACATTAACAGATCAGATTGTTCAGGACAAGACTCAGAATCTGCCTGCACTTTCTTTCCGGTTTGGTCATGGTGATTTTATGTGGCTGACCAATAAACGAAATAAAACCTTTGTATAATGAAGACACAACAACAATTAGAAGAGGCGATAGTGCAGTATAATGAGGAGTACCGGGCCGGGAACCCCTCTATTTCTGATGCTGAATATGATGCCTTACTGGAAGAGTTAAAAACCCGGTTCCCAGATAGTGAGCTGGTTAAAAAGGCTATTATTGAGGAAGCTCCTGTGGATAGGATGGAACCTCTGCCGATACCCATGTATTCTCTTGATAAGAAAAAGAATATAGAGGATATAATTAAGTGGGTTGAGGAGTGTGTTAAGTACGGTGAAAAGAGCATTGTGATAATGCCTAAATATGATGGTATATCGCTGTGTGTAGATGAATATTCCGGGCAAGCGTGGACACGTGGTGACGGGGAGATGGGCCAGAATTCAACGGATTATAAAAAATTAATGCGTTGCTCTGCTTTGAATCGTGCTCGGTTCAATCCAAAATATACGTTTGGAGAAGCCATTTTTGGAGTTAAGCGTTGGCGTAAAATCCAGGAGAAGACTGAATATACTACTGCACGGAATGCGGTTGGCGGTCTTTTGAATGCAGGTGCTCCATCGGATTTGTTACGGGACGTCGATTACGTCCGTTACGGTACGACCAGCGATCTTAATAAGTCGGTTCAGTTAGGTTATTTGGCCGAAGCAGAAAATCTCTGTAATGGGGTTAAATTCTCCGTTATGGGGGTGAATAATTTTACAGACACTTCTACAGATTCTATCAAAGCCGTTTTTGAGAAGTTGTTTGAAGATTGGTCTGAAGATTACAAGATTGACGGGCTGGTACTGGAAGTAGATTCTACCGAGGTACGTGCTGCAATGGGTCGGATGCCTAATGGGAACCCACGTTATTCTATTGCCTACAAGAATCCAGAATGGGATGTTAAGGCCGAGACGGTGGTAAAGAAGATTGAGTGGAAAGTTTCCAAAGACGGTAAATTGAAGCCTGTTATTCAGGTGGAGCCCGTGGAAATTAACGGTGTTACGATCTCCAATGTTACCGGGTACAATGCCAAATACATTATCGACCAGCATATCGCAGAGGAATCCGTTATTAAGATCGTACGATCTGGGGACGTTATCCCGAAGCACGTGGAAACGGTTAAGTGGAACAACAATACCCACCGGGAAATGATGGATGATATGATGATTTGTCCATCGTGTGGGAAATCTGTTACGTGGGACCCAAACTTTGTAGAGTTGGTCTGCTATAATCCGGACTGCCAGCAGAAACAAATTTCTTTGATGGTGTATGGGTTTATGACTTTAGGTTTGGAAGAGTTCGGCGAACCTACTCTGAAGAAATTCTGGGAAGCAGGTTACACCACTATGGATGATGTTTTGGCTATGACCGAAGAAGATATGCAGCAAATTCCGGGGGTTGGAAAATCACTTTCTAAGACAATCTTTACACAGTTGGAAAATTTGAAGACAACGGGCGTTCCTTTGGCTAAATTGATGTGTGCCTTGAACGTGTTCGGTGGTGTTATCGGTGAAAAAGGTTGTCAGTCTATTTTGGATGGTCTGGAACCAGAAGATTTGGATGCTCTTTTGGAAGAAGACTTCTATGATTTTGATACAGCCGAATATCGTGAAAAAATTACAACTATCCACGGAGTAGGGTATGAATCTTGTATGGCATTCATTCAGGGCCTTAAAATGTTTAAGGCTATGGGAGATACCGGGATTAAAGTAACGTATATCCAAAGCGAGAAGATTACTCCTGCGGAAAATCAGATGGTTGTGGTTTTCTCTGGTGTACGGGATGCAGAACTGGAAGCTAAATTAATAGCAGCAGGTCATAAGGTTGCAACCGGGGTCAGCAAGAATACGACTCATTTGGTGGTAAAAGACCCGAACGCCACTACTGCAAAGATTACAAAAGCTAAAGAATTGGGGGTTAAAATCTGTACGAAAGAGGAGTTGGAATTCTAATGGCGTTGAGGTACTACTATAAAGAGGGAACGGACTGGATTTATTTTGGATTTAATTATGACCCTGAAATCGTTGAGGCGATTAAGGAGATAAAAGGTGCGAAGTACAATCCAGAGAATAAGGAATGGTATATTAGATTGGATGGGGTAAATAATTACCTTGTTCGAGATATTATAGATCGTTATCAGTTTGAAAATGAGCACATTTACAGGCCGAATAATAATTTGTACCTACCTGAAATAGAGAACCCTCTGGCCTGTTTTGAAGTGTCACAAGCTATTAAGGAATTAGGTCTGTATAGAGAACCTCGTCAATATCAGATAGAAGGGGTTACATACATGATCAATCATGGTAATTGCATTAACGGAGATGATTGTGGTTTGGGTAAAGGTCAGCCTATTGGGAGTAAAGTGATGACTCCGGATGGATGGAAAGAAATACAGAATCTTGAAATAGGAGATTTAGTCATTTCTTCTGATGGGCTGGCATATCCTATAAAAGGTGTTTATCCAAAGGGTGAAATTGATACATATCGTTTTTATTTTTCAGATAAATCAAGTTTTGTTGTAGATATAGATCATCTTCATTTGGTACGGACTAATAATGATCGTCAACGAGGGAAAGGTTTCAGGGTTCTTTCTACAAAACAACTTTTAGAGTGTGGTAATTTAAGATACGGAAAAGAATTTAAGAGCAGAAATTATGATTTACCAGTTGTAAAACCAGTAGAATTTTCTAAAAAGGATTTAAGGGTTCATCCTTATGTTATGGGGTGTATTCTTGGAGATGGAAGTCTTAGGAAAAAGTTAAGATTCTTTTCTATTGATAAAGAAATTATTGATAGAGTAAAAGAACTTTTACCTATCGACGTTAGTTTGAAAGAAGATTCTTATGGGAATTATTCTTTTAAAACTGGTTGGAATATTACCAATTATCAAGAAAAACATTGGTTTAAGCAGTATTTTGTTGATTTAGGTATTTATAATCATAAGTCAACAGAAAAATTTATCCCTGAAATTTATCTATATTCTTCTATAGAAGATAGGGTTGAATTATTGAGGGGATTAATGGATACAGATGGTGAAATCCAAAAATGTGGGTGTTCTTGTTTTTCTACTTCCAGCGATCGTTTGAAAGATGATATTGTTTTTCTTATACGTTCTTTAGGTGGTAGGCCGACAGTAAGGTACGGTGAAACGAGTTATAAGAAAGATGGTGTTGAAATTGAATGTCATGGTGGGTGGACGATTACATTTTCTTTAAAAACTTTTAATCCATTTTATTTAACACGGAAATCAAAATTTTGGAATAATAATCCGAGAGATAATGGTTTATGGATTGACAGGATTGAATTTGAAAAGAAACAGAAAACTGTTTGTATATCAGTTGAAAGCCCAGATAATAGTTATGTGACAGAAAATTTAATTGTTACCCATAATACAGGGCAAATGATTATTACTCTGGAATTACTTGGTGCGTTTCCTGCGATCATTGTAACCCCTGCATCTGTTAAGTATGGATGGCGTGTTGAGTGGTCTAAATGGTGCCAGCGGGAAATAGAGATTATTGACTCTACGAACAAAGACATTAATATGAACGCCGATGTGTATGTAATTAATTATGATATACTTGGAGAGAAATATACGAATAATAAGGTTCGGTTAAGGTTCCCTGAGCTTCTGGATAGACATTGGAGTGCAGCGGTTTTTGATGAAATACACTTTTTAAAGAGTGCGAATAGTGTCAGAACCCGTGCTGCATATAAATTGGTAAAAAATTCTGATGATATATTTGGTTTATCGGGAACGTTGGCTATGAATCGTCCGGTTGAGGTGAAACAACCTTTAATCGTTATAAAGAGATTTAACGATATTTTTCCGGATGTTCGTAAGTTTGAGCTCAGGTATTGTAATGCAAAAGCGACGGAATATGGGTGGGATGTAAAATCATCTAACAATCTTATTGAGTTAAACAGTATTCTTCGTCATTTTTGCTACATAAGGCGTGAAAAACGGGATGTTCTTAAAGAGTTGCCACCAGTAGCAGATTCCTATATTTATTGCGATATATCCAACAAAAGGGAATACAGAAAAGCAGAAAACGATCTTATTGACTATCTCAGCGAGATAGATATAGAGAGGGCACAAAAGGCACAGAATGCGAAGCATCTTGTTATGTTGAGCACCCTGCGTAAACTCTCTATAAAGGGTAAGATAAAGGCGATAGAGGTGTTCTTAAAGGAGTGGATGGAAAGTAATGAGGGGAAGAAGATACTGGTGTTCGGGCACCACCGGGAGCCATTGCAGGATTTGAGTAAACGTTTTGATTCTCTACTGTTGCAAGGCGGTACGAATGCCAAAAAGAAGCAGCAGATTAAGGAGAAGTTCATGGAGAGCAAAGTGCCTGTCCTGTTTGCGAACCTGGAATCGGCAGGTACAGGGATGGATGGCTTGCAAGAAGTTTGCAGCAATATTGTATTTATAGAGTTTCCAGACCGATCTACAGATTTGGATCAGGCGATAAGTCGTTTGGAACGTATGGGCCAGCAAGAGAGAATGAACGTTTATTACACCATTTGTAAAGACACGATAGACATGCACCTATTGGATTTCATTAACTCCAAGAGGAAAGTAACTGAGGCGGTTAATAAAGGGAAAGAACTGGAAGACAGCGAGGCAGTACGATTCTTACTGGATCAGTACAAGCGGAAGAAATAACCGTTCGCACTTGGTAATTCCAATAATTCTTTACACCTTTGTATAGAAATGTAAATGAGGAAAATTAAGATATGGACTGACGGTTCGGCAAGAACCCAGTCTCCTCGTCACGGGGGTTGTGGTGCATACATTTTAGAGGACACAGAAGAGAGCTATATTAGTCGGGGGTTTTCCCCCACGACTACCAGTAGAATGGAGATTATGGCTCTCCTTTTGGCTCTAAAAGCAGTACGAGGAGACACCGCCTGTGACGTACAGGTTTATTCAGATTCTCAATATGTGGTAAATGCAATTAAAGAGGGTTGGATTTATCGCTGGCAGCGAAGAATGTGGATGGGGGTCAAGAATAGTGATTTGTGGAAAGAATTGATACAGGTCATAAGCGAACGACCCTACATGCGATTGACGATAGACTGGGTGAAAGGGCACCATAAAAGTCTGGAAAATGATATTGTCTTTGGGAATCACATTGCAGATTCTTTGAGCTCTTACAAAAATTTTGAAGAATACGAAAGAGATTTAGGATATGAAGTTGGACAAATACAAACAAGCGATCGCGGATGAGTACATTAAGACAAGGAATAATATCTTTGTATCCGCTACTGCTGGTTCTGGAAAGACAACTCTGTTAGTGCATTTGATGGGCCTTACACCACCAAATAAAAAGCCTTTATTCACTGCATTCAATAAAAGCATAGCGGAAGAATTGAAGAACCGGGTGCCGAGTACAGTTAAGGTTGGTACAATACATTCGCTCGCAATGGGTGTGATAAGGGCGAAATATAACTGTAATTTTGAGGTAAAAGAGTTAAAGGAGTTTATTGTGGCAAAGGAATGTCTACGATTGAGCCATATGCCACCTAAAAACCGGAACGCCTATATTTTTGAGGTTTGTGAGGTTTACAACCTTTGTCTCTTAAATCTTGTGGAAGATACAGAGAGATTTAAGGAGATTTGTGACCAATATGGGTATTTATATAGTGAACGGTTGGAAAAGGACGTATTCACGTTGAAGAAGGAGAATACGAGACGTTTCAAAGAAATGAAGCCGTTCCAAAAGGTTCTTATCTCTTTTACTGATATGTTGTGGGTTGCGAATACCTTTGTAGAACAGAAGTATTGGAATAAATACGACGTCCTGTTTATGGACGAAATTCAGGATTTCAACCCTCTACACAAAGAGATAGCATTTAAATTCTTAAAAAAGGGAGGGCGTTTTGTAGCAGTCGGAGATGATAAACAGACGATATATTCTTTTCAGGGCTCGAATCTCAATTCTTTTAACGCAATTAAGTCTATTCCAAATACGGTTTCACTACCTCTTTCGGTGACATATAGGTGTGCCGAAAATATTGTGAATGAGGCTTTAATGGTGTTTGAAGATGGTATAGAAGCAGCAGCAGGAGCAGCGAAAGGAATAGTTTATTATGGAGATTACATGGATGCAAAACCGGGGGATTTTATACTCTGTAGGAATAATTTCCCTTTGTTTACTGCATTTACATATTTGTTGCAGGCTAATAAAAAAGCACACATAATTGGAAAAGACTTTGAAGAGGGCTTGTGTAAGTTAGTTGAACAAATTAACTACATAAGTGATTTAGACGAAATTCGTGATGAAAAATTAGAAAAACTTCGTGAGCGTGGGGTAACTCGTCCAGAATTTCATCCAGCATATGTTCAGTACATGGAATTGTACAACATTATTAAATTCTTGTATGGAATATTTGGATCACTGGATAAAGTTTTACGGACTATTCGTAACGCCTTTAACAGTAACAACGGGGGTATAAAACTCTCCACTATTCATAAGGCAAAAGGATTGGAAGCGGACAGGGTGTTCTTTTTGGACCCAGAACTTATCCCTTCCCCGTATGCGTTGACCGAACTGGAGCAGTATAATGAACGTTGTTTAGAATTTGTAGCGATTACCCGTGCGAAGAAAGAATTAGTGTATTGTCATTCATTTTAAAATTAATTAGATGAGAAAAGAAACTTTATACGCTGTTGTCCAGCGTGGTAAGATTGTCGGTGGAAAACAAGAAATCCATCAGACTTTGATTAATGCCAGTAAGATTCCGTCTCTGGTGAACCATTTGCCCTCTTACAAAGTATTGAAAGAACATATCCAAAATGAGAAAGTTCGGATCACTACTGCCGAGGCGAATGACGAAATTTCTGGCCGTAAAAAAGGGGTACACATGCCTCAGCCCTATGTGGTATATATAGACCCGGCTGAGTTTGAAGGGATTATTACTACCATGCGGAAAAAGCAACCAGATCATCCGAAAGATCATATTGCGTTGGTTGTTAGTGGAACTTCTATGGTTCCTGTTTGTTTAATTTTACCGAAGAAATAAATGGAAGTTGTAGATAAACGGAAGGATATATCGGAATATATTTTCGTTAGCAAGTACGCCCGTACAATTAACGGCCGGAAAGAGACGTGGGATGAGGCAGTGGACCGGGTTATGGCTACACACCTAAATGTCTTAAGAAGTACCAGGAAGCTCCCCAAAGAGTTTACCCCTTTGTTCCAAGAGGCTTATGCAGCCTATAAGGATAAAGAGATATTGGGAGCGCAACGGGCTCTTCAGTATGGTGGTGAGCAACTAATGCACCATAATACACGGATGTATAATTGTGCATCGTCTTATTTGAATCGAGTGGATTTCTTTAAAGAAGCGATGTATCTGCTTCTTTCTGGTGCTGGAATTGGTTATTCTGTACAGAAGCACCATATTAACCAGTTGCCAAAAATTCAGGGGGTGGATTGTACCCACACAGAAGTATTTACCCCGGAAGACTGTATAGAGGGATGGGCCGAGGCTGCACATAAGTTGATCAGTTCCTATTATTATGGAACGGCTCAGATTAAATTTGACCTAAGTAAGATACGGCCCAAAGGAGCGTTCATAAGCGGGGGATTTAAGGCTCCCGGCCCCGAACCCTTACACATTGCAATGGAAAAGATTCGTAAGGTGCTGGATGCTGTTAAGGTAAAGAGACGTCTGACTTCTTTTGAGCTCCATTACATTATGTGCATTCTGGCAGATAGTGTGATTTGTGGGGGTATACGTCGTTCGGCAATGATTTGTCTGTTTGATGCAGACGATAAAGAGATGCTGGAGTGTAAATTGGGAGATTGGTTTGAAACTCATCCTGAGCTATGCCGAAGCAATAATTCTGTCGTTATTCTGCCGAATACGCCTAAAGAGCAATATGATTATGCGGTACAATGTGCTCAGCAATTTGGAGAGCCGGGACTTGCATTCTTAAAGGATAAGAATTTTTCTTATAATCCTTGTTTTGAGGTTGGCATGTTCCCACAATTTGAAAATGAGGATGGAACCATAGAATATGGATGGAGTTTTTGTAACCTTGTTAGTGTTAATGGGAGTCGCATCAATACTGTGGAGGATTTTTATCGGCTCGTCCGTGCTGCTGCTATTCTTGGAACTATTCAGGCATGTTATACGAACTTTGACAAGGTGCTTTCACCTGCTACAAAGAAAATCGTAGAACGGGATGCTTTGATTGGGGTTGGATTGAGTGGCATGTGTTCTAATCCAGATATTATTTTCAATCCGGATTACCAAAGGGAAGCAGCTAAAATAGTCGTAGAGACGAATAAACAGGTTGCATCTCTTTTAGGAATTAATCCAGCAGCCCGAACCACTTGTGTAAAGCCCGATGGGAATAGTTCTCAATTGTTGGGTGGAAGCAGCGGAATCGGTGCATACCATTTCCGTCGGTACATTCGGAACATTCAAGCAGCAGATACCGAGCAGGCGGTTAATGAGATTTTAAAGGTGAACCCAGAAATGGCAGAACGTTCGGTCTACAATAGGGATCGGGAGTATGTTATTTCATATCCGGTTACAATTGAGGATAAAAGCCTTGTCCGTGCTGACCTTACTACCAAAGAGATGTTGGATTTGGTTAAGTTGACCCAGCAGAATTGGATTGAGTATGGTACGAATTTTGATCATCCTTCGCACAAAAGGAATCCGAATTTGCGGATGAATGTTAGCAATACGATAACTGTCCGCGAGGGGGAATGGGAGATGGTTAAGGAGTATTTATGGGAGAATCGGAAATATTTCTGTGGTGTTAGTTTCCTACCAGAGTCAGGAGATTTGGATTACCCACAAGCACCGTACACCAGTTTCTTAAATGAGAAAGAATTGGTTGAAACATATGGCCCAGGAGCTATCTTGAGTAGTGGGTTGATTGTGGATGGCCTTAATATCTTCAATGACATTTGGCAGGCTTGTTCCGCTGCTATTGGTAATGCGAATAACCTGTTAGAGTTCCGTGACCAAGACGTTGCTAATTTTATCCAGAACAATATTAAGGACGGACGGTTCTTGGTTATGGTGGATGGAGTAGGCATTAGCGACGTGAATGCGATTATGCAGCATCTAAAAGGAAAGGTTGATTTGCGTGTTGACTGGGTACGCAGGTTCCATAAATTTGCTGATAATTATTTTGGTGGAGATAAGGAAAAGACGGCCCGTTGTTTGAAGCATGTAAATACTTTCCATAAGTGGCATAAAATTAGCAAAATGAAGCCTATTGATTGGAATTCGGTAGAGTGGAAGGATGCTTTTCAAGAAGCCGGGGAACAAATTGGTACGGCGTGTGCTGGAGGTAATTGTGAAATCGGATAAAATTTTGACTATATTGTAGCTATTAATTTTAGTTATGGTATGGAAAGAAAAATTTTTACAGGAGAAATTTATTTGATTACTAATTCTATAAATAATAAGATTTATGTTGGTCAAACAAAAATTGGTTACTTAAAAAGGTTTAAGGGTCATATAAGTTCTTCAAAGAAAGGAGTTCAAACCCATCTTTATAGAGCATTTGAAAAGTATGGAGTTGATAATTTTTCGATAAAACCAATCCACTTCTTATCTTCTACAGATTTTAAAATATTAGATAAGAAGTTGGATTTTTGGGAAAAGTATTATATAAAATTTTTTGATTCCAGAAATAATGGATATAATCTTTTGTTAGGTGGTAAGGGTGCGTCTGGCTGCAAGTGGTCGGAAGAATCCAAACGAAAACGAACAGAATTATTGAAGAAAATGTTTGAAAATGATGAGTATAAAAAGAAAGCAACAAAAGGGATTATTTCTTTAAATAAAAGTGAAGAAGGCCGGGCCAAAATGAGTAAATTTCAGAAGGAAAGGTTTAAAAAGAAAGAAGAACGGTTAAGAACTTCTATTGTTACTAAAATTGCAATGTCAAATCTTTCTCCTGAAAAATTAGAAAAAGTTAAGGCTCATCAATTTAAACTCGGTGCTACTCCATATAATAAAGGGAAGAGTTTAAGTGAAGAACAAAAGAAAAAGATTAGTGAGTCTTGTAAAGGGCGTAAAGCGTGGAATAAAGGCTTAAAAACTTTAAAATAAGAGAAAAATGAAAGTAGTAAAAATTGGAAGTAAAGTGTATGTAGATGGAATTTTACAACACGAGACAGTTGATTTACGTGCGAATTCTTGGATGGAATCTGTGGTTGAAGGAAAGAAATATATTTTTCATATCCATAGGTTGGTGGCAGCCGAAACAGATTCTTTTGAAATGTTGGTTGATGAGAGCAATATTCCAGCCGATGAAATGCGTGGGGGGAAATATATTCATGGAAATTCACCTTTGGCACAGAATATGTACAATGCAACCCAGAAAGCAATTGAGGATTTCTTGAGAAAAAAGGAAGCTCAAACAGAATTTTCTTTGGAGCTTAATTGTAACTTTTCAAATGGAAATAGTTCTTTTGGATTTCAAGTGGTGGGAAATCTGAGCCGAGGAGAAATGCAGCAGTTCCAAAATGACCTCAAAGAATTGTGTAACAAGTATAAAAACGAAGAGTAAAGATGGAAACATTGAACAAATTTGTGATCTGCAAAAAGCAGGAAAAGGAAGTTAGTACGACAGCCGGGGGGATTACCATACCCGAAAAAGCGAGTGATTTTGTATCTGCCGAGATTGTACGTGTCGGAAAGGATATTGACAACCCTGTTTCTATTGCGGTTGGCATGAAAGCAGTCATTCCGGCAAATAGTAAGATTTACCGTACCGAGGGCCAGGAATATTTCGTGGTTAAAGAAGAAGATATTGTTGAAGTAAAATAAGAAAATATGTCAGTAAAAATTGAATACAAAGAAGAAGCACGTAAAAAACTCAAACAGGGTGTAGACGCTATCGGTGATGCCGTTGGTGTCACCCTTGGAGCAAAGGGTCGGAATGTAATTATTGAGCAGGGGGAATATATGTATCCCCACGTAACGAAGGACGGTGTAACGGTTGCTCGGTCTGTTATCCTGGAAGACCCTGTGGAAAATATGGGTGCCATGCTGATTAAAGAGGCAGCAGCTAAAACGGCCGAGAATGCCGGGGATGGTACGACGACCTCTACTGTGATTGCTCAGGAACTTATTTCCAAAGGCGTGAAACTTGTTGCAGCAGGGATTAATCCTATGCTCCTGAAGAAAGGTATGGAGAAAGCCACTCGCGATATCGTTAAGGAGATACAGAAGATTGCAGAGGACGTTGACAATGATATGAACGTTGTAGAACGGATTGCGGTTATTTCTGCTAACAATGACGAGGAAATCGGTAAAATGATTGCCAGCGCGATGAAGACCGTTAAGAAGGACGGTATTGTAACCGTTGAGGAATCAAAGGGGTTTGATACCTATGTAGATGTCGTAGACGGTATGCAGTTCAATCGCGGGTACCTTTCCAACTATTTCGTAAACAATACGGATAGGATGGAAGTTATTATGGAAGACGCCCGGCTATTGATTACGGACAATAGCATTAATTCCATTCAGGATATTCTTCCTATTCTGGAGCATGTGGCACAGAACGGTCAGAATCTGGTGATTATGGCTTCTGGGGTTGACCAAGACGTTCTTAATGCGTTGATCGTAAATAAGATGAAAGGTTCTTTAAAGGTTGTAGCAGTTAAGGCTCCGGAGTATGGCGAGAAGCAGAAGGATACTCTTGGGGATATTGCTGTGATGACTGGCGGGGAATACTTTGCTCACGACGTAAATCCAGAAATGCGGTACTTTACACCCGCTATGCTGGGTTCTGCGGAGAAAGTGGTGATTACCAAAGACCGCACTACCATTATCCGTGGAAAGGGAGAAAAAGAGGCAATAGACGCCCGTGTGGAACAGATTCGTGGACAACTGGCAAACGCTGAGTCAGAATACGATCAGGATAAATATAACGAACGTCTCGCAAAGATTACCGGGGGAATCGCTGTCCTGTACGTGGGTGCAGCTACTGAGGTAGAAATGAAGGAGAAAAAAGACCGGGTTGAGGATGCCCTTGCTGCTACTCGTGCAGCCTTGGAAGAGGGTATTGTTCCCGGTGGTGGTGTTGTTTATATTAAGGCTGTAAATGAACTGGAATCCCTTGGAACGGATGAAATTTCTATCGGGTATAAGATGGTTATGGAAGCCGTCCAGAAGCCTGCGTATTTGATCGCAGAGAATGCCGGGGAAAACGGTGGTAGGATTGTAGAGCGTATCAAAGAACTGAACGGATATCAGGGTTACAATGCTCTGGAAAATTGCTGGGGAGATATGAAAGAAATGGGTATTATTGACCCTGCTAAAGTTTCCCGAGTAGCTTTGGAGTATGCGGTAAGTGCTGCCAGCATGTTCTTGACGACAGAGTGTGCTATCTCTACAATTAAGAACCCAGAAGCAAAAGCACAGCAGAACCAATTCGGCGGATTCTAACTCTTTACACATAACTACTAATATCCTATCCGGGGTATCTATTACCGATTTATTTTGTAAATTAGTAAAGATGGGTCCTCCGGATAGGACTTTTTATGTTAATAAAAATTAGATAGTTATGGCTCAGATTAAATGGGGGGCGAGCATGTCCCAAGAAGATCGGAACAAGATTTCTAAATATACTCTTGGAGTATTAAATAAGGCTTTGGATGCCAGCAAGAATCCAAATGGTGTGATAACCTCTGGGCACCGTCCAGCAGAGAGACAGGCGCGTGTTATGTACGACAATCTTTCCAACGGTATACGTATCAGTTATCTGGAACCTGGACAGATTGTAACTCGTTTATATGACGATTGCGTAAAGAAGAAGTTCGGTAAAACGGAAACGATCGCTATAATGGCGAAGAAGATTGAGGAACTGGCCCGTCAAAATAAACTGGTATCAAAACATACCGTAACTGAGGAACAGTACAAGAAAGTGAATGTCGTAGACATATCAAAACAGACTGCCAATCTGCCAAATCCACGGGATTTTGTAAAAGAACTCTTAAAGGAGCCGAATGTGGTTAAAGTGTTGACCCCGTTTACGAGCGATTACGGAAGCAATAGAGCTGTCTATTCAAAGGCAGAGAACGCAATACATATTGAGATAAAACAACCATGAAAAACGTTTTAATTTTATTGGTAGTCTGTGCGATTTTATGTGGCATCACCTATACGATAGGCCGTAAGGATGGGGTAAAATCGGTGACAATAACAGAGCACGAAGAAAGTAGTTCTAAAACTATTCGCGACACAGTTTGGATTCCAGCACCCACTCCAGACCCAGAGGTGAAGGTTATTACAAAATATATACGAGATACTGTGTATGTAACGGACAGTCTGGGTAATAAAGAACCGATAGAGGTGGATTTACCTGTGGAGACAAAACAGTACACGGATGACAGCACCTACCGAGCTCAGGTAACTGGATATAAAGCGTCTTTAGACTGGGTGCAAGTGTACCAGAATACCGTCTATAATGAACATACGGTATTTAAAACACAGGAAATAAAGACAAAGCCTAAATGGGGGCTCGGTGTTCATGTGGGGGCCGGGTACGGAATAGGGGATAATCGTATAAGGCCAGTTGTGAGTATTGGATTGCAGTATAATTTCTTAACATTCTAAATAATTACCCGTCAATGACTTAAAGAATTGACGGGTTTTTTATGGAAAATTTTTGAAGAAATGTTTGGTGGTCTTAATTTTATTTTACACTTTTGTAGTGGAAAGGTAACTAATTAAAATCTAAGGTCATGAAAAATCAAATTTCGAAAATTGAAGAAATCGTTTCAGTTTTAACTCCTGACGAGCAGCAACTTCTCAAAGATACCATTAATGAAGGGTTCTGGGGAGATGGTGATATGGAGTTTCTCGATGAAAACGGAAATGAAGAAACCGTTGGGATGTATGGTTATTGCACCAACGATGCTAAAAATGCCGGTCATTTTAGTGGACGGGTTGTAGCAACGATGTTCCGTTCCATTTACAAGAAACTTTGTGCAGCCAGAAGTAACAATGTTGGACGATATCTTTCTCACTGTAATGACTGGTGGGGAGATGGTTCTGGGGATATGCTTTTCATTCGGTCGGAACATGCCGAACTTTTTGAAGAGTGGGCTAAAAATTAGTAAAATAACCTAAAACTATACAGCCATGAGAAATCAGAAAGAACAAGTCAGCAGCAGATTCGGTAAGAGTAACGTTCGTAGAGGTGCAGCAGTTTCCGATCCGCACCAACCAGAAATCTTTATGGGGATTGCGGGGATCATGAAAAATATCAAGAAAATACAAAATAGAAGAGTACAGCCGGAAGATTACTTCCTGCCTGTATACATGCGTTCATAATATGGTAAATAGAAAATTTGCTAATATCGCATTGCTGCACATGATGGCACTCGCTGCGAATAATGGAACTGACGATATTTTTGGGATAAACCATGTTCCTTCTGGAAATACGTGTACAGGTCGGGAAACAAAACACCCACAAGAAAGACGTAAGAGTCGTAAGAAGAAAGAGTTTGGAGCTCCTAATCTTACAAAGAAACAACGCAAACAATTAAAATCTAAATAAATGGTAGATACAGTTAAAACCCTCCAATCCCTATTGGAGAAGCGTGGGTATAAAAAAGTTATTGAGAAAGGGGATACAGTATACCGTAAAGAGGTAGGGAAAATCGTTTTACAAACTTCTTTTCCAAAGAATGATCAAGAAATATGGATGCGAGTCTTGACCGAGGATGATTTGTTTGGAAATCGTAAACGAACGAAAGTATGTTACATTGAAGACTTTGACGTTGAGGATTGGAAACTGGTTATTGTGTATGATAGTAACCTGAACAAACTTTATAAAGATTTGTGTCTGGAGTTGCAGCAGTTGTATATAAAAGAGTTTGAAGCTTTGGTATAAGTTTTGATTATAGGAAAATTAAAAGTATAAGAAAAACTTATGGAAAGTTTGCCGAGAGGAGTTTGGAAAGGACCATCAGGGAACTATTATTTGGAAAGGTGCCCTAAGTGTGATATGGAGAATTATGCTCTTAACGTTGCATCTGGAATTTGTACATGGTGTGGATTTGATGCTAATAAGGAGTATAAGAATAGCAATCCACCATTAACTCCACAATGTCCTTTATTTGAAGTGTGTAAAGAACAGGATAAAAGATCTGTGGAGGGAGGATTACGGTGTGTTATGTGGAATGGTGAACAATGTATGGTTGGAATTTAATGATATGATTATAGGATTTATTTTGATCGCATTACTTTGGATATTAGGTATAATATATGCTTGTTTGGTAATAAATGGAGATTTGTAAAATGAAAAAGGGAACTGAAAATAAACCGATTTTAAATGGTGAATTTCATTGGGCGGAGCAATTTTTATTTGCGATTATGTGTGTCCCAAAAGGAACAACTCGTGAAAAAGTTTTGGAGGAATCAAGGAAACATATTAGCGGGACGGTGAATGGTTGGATTCTTATGAGTGATGAAGATGTTGAGAAGGAAGGATTAACTCAACCAGCACAATGTCCAGATTTTGATTCCTGTCAAAATAAAAGTAAAGATCATCGGAAAAATGGTTTAAGATGTGTTGGATGGAATGGAGAGGAGTGTATGATTGATTATTTGTAACATTTAAATTTTGATATAGTATGGAGACACGGGAAGAACTTGAACGGAAGTTAGCAGAAATAAAAGAGAAAGAGGCTAAAGAATTATACGATAGTTTTTGGCCGTATTTCAGTTCCTTAAAAGGGAAGTGCTTTAAGCAGAAGAATAGTTACGGCGGGGGTTCTAAAAGTTGGAACCTATATTCTAAGGTGGTGGATATTACCTATGATGATATGTACCTACCGAATAGAGATAAGATTGTTCTTTCTACGTGTCGGATTCTTCAGTTCCAGAAGACAAGTTGTGGAGAAATTATAATTAGACCAGTTTATGAAACTTATACTCATTGTTTAGGGGGGGAAATTAAAGAAACTGAGTTTAACCGTGCATTTAAGAAGATTTGCGACGAGATTAATGGGTTAGCGTGAGTATGTGTACTGACGAGGATATTGGATGGTGGTGTGACCGTTTAAGTGGAGAACATGCTGGCAGCGGATTCAGGGTAGAAACTAAATCTGGGATGGGAAGGACGTACCATAAGGATGAACCGATCTTTGGGAAGGTACCTGTCTATTTGGATGATGGACGGAAAGTGTTGGTAGACCCGGAAAACATAGTAATAAAGGGATATATTGATTAACAACAACGATTATGACAAAACAAGATGAAAAATTGATGCGGGAGCCTGCACAGGTATTCCCCACAAAACCGGGTATTTTAAACCAAGACAGAACCATTATTAAGATTACCGGGAATCTTACCCCAGAACAAATTGACCAATTTCGTCAAGAGTGGGAAAAGCAGGTGCAAGGTGCAGCACCGATATTCTTGGTAGTACCAGATGACAAAACTTCTATTGAGGTTATGCCTTTGGACGGGTACACCAAACAGGAGATGATTGATTTTGCATTAGCATGGGGAGAATTTGTGTGGAGCAACGGTTTTATGGGAGAATTATATCCTGATGTGGTGGCAAAGTTCAATAAATTCTGTGAGGAACAGTTTGCCAGCAGTTTTAAACTACCACGAGAAATTGAGGTTAAATTCTATCGCAAAAATGGTGAAGATCAGTTCTGATCCGTGGCAGGACATGGATAAACGTCTTGTGGAGTTTTTACGGGATAGAGAGTTTAATGTTGTAGAGGCTCACTTTACAAAGTCTAATGGAGAAATAAGAGAGGATAAGCGACTCTCTGCTACGACTGGATACTTTATATACAAAGAGGGGAATAATCTATTCAAGAGAGAGTTTGTGATCAATTTGGAAGAATTTAACGATATTAAGCTCTAAAAGATATGTATGACGAAGATTATATGGGTCCAGGCTGTGACGATGAATATGATGATTATTATCGTTACGGAGACACCTACGATGAAGACGAAGTAGAAATACCAATAGTGTGGAGTGATGAGTAAAAGAAGAGTAATTGTTGAGATAGAGCCAGGAATTGAACCTGTGTCTGGGTTGGCACATGCTGGGAATGTTATTATCACTACAAATCCAATGCCAGATGGAAGTAATGAAATTCAGGTACGGGCGTTTGATGACGGTTTGTATGTGCATAGGTGGAATCAGGCTGGATTTGACCTTCTATACGTTGGAACGCATTCTGATATAACTACTCCAAAATCAGTAGATAAGACTGTTTCATAAGGAAAACTTATAGAGTATAATCAAACTATAAAGGAAACTTATATGGAATGTTCTTCTGGGAAATTGTCTTTTGAAACATTTGAGCAGGCTCAAAAGGTAGTAAACAGCGCAAATAAACCACGGACACACCATTACCAGCATGGGAAGAGAGTGAATAGAGGACAGAACAAGCGTCCGAAACGTGTTTACAAATGTACCGAATGCGGAATGTATCACCTAACGTCGCAAAAGAAATAAAGATATGGATTTAATTCGTGAAATTGGTCAGGAACCTGTGTTTATTAATCAAGAGGGGTTCAGTTGGTATCTTGCTAAGAATGAAACCCGCTATGCACAAACTACTCAATTACGAGTAGATGGGGAAGACCTGCCAGCCCTGAAAGATATTATTGTGTTTGCTGTCTATACGACCAAAGATGATATATTCCAGAGTTTTGTGGTGATGGGCCAAAATAATGAGATTATCCGGGGAGAAGGGTTGGGAGTAAATAATATTGGAGAATATTTGGATTCGTTAAAACTGGTAAGGCAGCATGAAGGAAAGTGAATATAAGAAATTAAGTATCCAGGAACGAGACCATTACATGCGGTGTGAAACCTGTGGAGAATGGTTTGATATGCGAAATTTGGAAGAGGTGATTGAGCACGAGCATGGATCACAGATTGGTGAAGAGCTGGCAGCTATTGCTCTGGAGAGGAATATTATACAGGGAGAACCCATAGGAAGAAAGGGGGAAGATATAATGAAAGAAGAAACTGGGATAGACCTATCTAAATTGGAAGCCGTATTGGATGCAGCCCTCGCAAATGAAACCGAGGAAAGTCTTACAGAGTTTTTGAATGAAATGAGGAAGAATGAAAAGGATAATAATAAATTACCCAGACAACATTGAAGACGCTGATGCTTTGCATTTAGTGCAAGAAGTGGTTAAGGAAGGGAAGATAAGCGGTGACAATGATCGTTATTGTTACTTGACTTCATTCGGGAGTAAGAAATATTGTGGAGAAGTATTTGTACTTGCTGAGGAATTAAAATCTGGTACAGAGTCATTCCAGTTGTGGATTAAAAGAGACAATAAGATATGAAAAAGTTTACTGAGGAAGAAAAGAAACGTGTAAGGGAAACAGCAGCAACCCACGCAGAAAGTCATGGATTCCGGATATCGTATGCCGGGTCTGTTAGTTATTATAATGAAATAGACGTAAAAGCGTCTATTGACGGATTTAAGGCTGGTGCATTATTTATGTTGCAGATGCTATTTGATGTAGACGGTGAATTGCGGTGGGAAGAAGTTTTTGGAGAAGATTAAAAGAGTATAAGGAAAAGTTATAGTCAGAAAGAAAGGTTGTAGGGAAGGATAGGCAGTAAAGAGACGGTTGAGGATATGGAAAGGATTCATAAGTTATGAAGAAGTTTGTACGCAGTATAAAGAATCTAATGAGGATGGGTTTGTGAGGATTGAGAGGGTGTGGTTGGGAAAGCCATAAGGAAAGTTTATAAGACCCTTGGAGAACTATAAGGAAAACCTATAATCAATAGAGAGCATTTTATGTATCTTTAAAGGAAATTTAGAAGAATAGGATGGCAAAAAAGGAACGTGAGGTGGCACCGATAGAAGAGTGTCGACCGAAATATACTGAGGCAGAGGTACTTAGGATTAAAAATGAGATACTTAGAGACGCTCCGGACTACATTTTAGCAGCCTCTCCAGAGGTGCGGGATGAATGGCTGAATTACAAGTGGCACAGACACTTAGCAGACTGTAACCCGTACCGCTATATGAAGTTTATTGGTAGGGGTGGGGAGGAAATGGTGGCTGACTTGAAATTGGTTAGTATTAAGACATGGATAATGAAACGGGGTGGGAGTGCAAAGGACGCAAACCGAGCCCAGGAGCTACGTTATAAGTATGTTATGATGCCTTATCAGATACTTGGTCCGATGAAGAACAAGGTCAATAAGGCGTTAGGGATACACCGGGGAGCTCAAAGCCCTCTATTGAACAAGGTGGATGTCGTACTGGAATGGTTTGGCAGGCACCATACAATAGAGGACGTCAGGAAGATGTTTGAGGCTCAGTTTAATTATGAGCCGGGATGGGAAGAACTGCGTTCTATCTATCTCAAATACAAGGATGTAATTGACACCCGAAAAGCGGAGTATATTCTCCGTAATAAGGACTTCAAGGTAGCTACCGAAACCGGAAGATTAGAGGTCCTAAATACTCTCCTAACGGACTACCATCTTAAATATCACAAATTCCATCAGGACGGGTCTGCCAATATGATAATGAAGATATTGGAGCAGGCGCGTAAAGAGGTTAAGGGAGAGCAGTTGCGTCTCACGGTTGAGGGCACAATTGATATAAAGGCTTCTCTACATGGCATGGAGAATGTGATGCACACTATGCGAGGCCTGAGTATAAATGCTCTTGTGATAGGCTTAACGGCTGCAAAGGCAGGTCTGGACCCGTCTGTACTGATCGGACAGTTGGCTCACAGTTGGTATAAGGATTACAACGGATTTAATAAGAACGTTATTGGAACCGAAGAAATCCAGTTACCGTCCGTATTGTTAAAGACTTACGACTGGGGTGAACTACGTGCTAAATCCAAAGAATTCGTAGAGGATATGATCCCTATTACGGAAGCAGTAGAGGTAGGACACGATGAGGAACCGTTTATTGAGGAGAAGCGTCGTAACGTGTTGGATCGGTTAAGGCAGCTAAAAAGGGAGAAGAGTGCAGAGGGTATTAACGGAATGCCTACTGCTCCGGTCAAGAAAAAATACAATGTGAAACCGAAGGAGTAGTTGTTTGTAACAAACTGTAAGAATATGAGAAGTCAAAAGTTACAAAGTGAAACAACGGGAGCAGACAAAGATAATAAATCGTTATATAAGACGATAGGGATGAACCCGATTTTGGCTGCTATATTCGGAGGTTGGTACATACGGTGGAGACTAAAACGCAATATAAAGAAGATATCGCGAATTTATAAGGTATAAAAATAAAGAAGGTTGGTTGTGTTGATAGGTGGAATCTGAGCAGAATTGTTCGATTTCACCTATTTTTTGTAGAAAGGTAAGAAATTTCCCGGGGAGATATATCCAACTACTGTTCTAAATGGCGTATTTTTCTGAAAAGTGGAAAATTTTTGTTGAATTATTTGGTGTTCTAATTTTAAATACCCACCTTTGTAGTGGAAATGAATAACAAACTAAAACAACAAGTCATGTTCAAAGTAGAAGAATACAAATCACTTGCAACGGCAAACGCAAAAAAGAAAGTAGCGGATTTAAAGGTTGGAGATTTCGTGTGGGTGTACGGATCGTTCACGAAGAACGATACTGGCCGTCTTGGTGCTGAGATTTACTACCTGTCGGAAAAGTGCTATCAGTGCCTCGGAATTATTGCAGGCATAGAACACAAAAAGGACGAAGAAATTCTGACGGGGGAATTCCCGGTACAGCATCAGGGAGGAAACCGTTCTGACGATATACCTGAGGGGGCGAATCCTTACGATGATCAATGGGTTGGAACGTGGTTTGAGGAGTTGACGCTGGTCATTACGGACAAAGGTCGTTACTTGTTCGCAAACAGAGAAGGGTACGATTACGTCCGTTACCTCTACTTCTGGCCCGGTTATGCCAAGATGTTCGCTCCGGAGCTGGCAGCAGAAAAGGAAATTCGTGAGGAGTGGAAACGTAAAGAGGAAGAGGAAAGGGTAAAACGTTTGGAAGAAAGCCGTGCCCTACTGCAAGAGAAATTCGGATGGCTGGAAGAGACTACGGACTTTAAGAAAACTATCCGGGCAATTATGAAGCGTGTGTTCCCGGACATTAAATTCAGTATCCGTACGAGAAATTATGGATGGCAGGGGACTGACTATGTGATTCACATAAGTGAGAAGAACGGCAACCCGGAAGAATGTCGTTCGTTGGGTAATTCGGTACGAGAGTACTTCAAAGAGGTGGTAAATGATTACCGTTTCCGTCACTATACGGGAGAACATACGGATGAGGGCGGTGTTGTGTACATTAACCTCTTCAAAGAGAAGTATGGAGATTACAACCGTGTAAGTGTGGACATCTACTAAAAGATTATGATCATGAAGACTAACTTTAAGACACAGCCAGCAATAGAAACTCCAGTAGGACGAGTATTTGCTCCAAACACAATAAGCCAGAAGGACGGGTATTACTTGAGTTATAATACCAGAGACTGGGGCACCTATGGAGACGCAACTACTGCAATAGTCGTAGAGACACGGACTGGAGGGAATGAGTTCTACGTTCTATTGGGAGATCACAGGGCTGCACTGGATGCAATGCCAACACTCAGGGAATGTATGAAATATTTTATGGACCGTCCGGAAGCACATTCCAAATATTCGGATGACCCCTGTAAGGAGATTAAGGTGGGGCCGGACGGCAAGCTGACGAAAGTGGTTAGAGAGAATCCGTATATCTAAAAAGAAGAGGATTATGAAGGAGCTGAAAGAAGTAAAGGATTTGGACGTAAATTCGTTCTTCACCTACAAAGGCAAGAAATACGAGGTTACGTCCACCACCCTAACAGGAGCAGAAAGACGGGTGTACAACCACACCGATTTCAAATCTGAACTGCTACCTGTTCATCTAAAAGTAGAATCCGTATAATAAAAAGGAGGGTAGAATTATGATGAAATTTCTTACGAAGACTGTCGCTGTTATTGGAACCATCTGTGGGTTAGCGTTTGTCCTGATGGGCGGTTTGACGTGGTTGCAGTACGTGGTCGTACTGGCTATCTGCTGGATTGGTGTCCCTCTATTCGCTATTATTGTACTACCTTGTTTGATCGGTTTGGTTGCATGGTTATGGAGTAGATAAAATTTTTCAAAAATTTTTGACGAAAAATTTGGTAGTCTGGTTTTATTTACGCACCTTTGTATTGGAAAGGTAAACAAACAGTAACTAAAATCAAGAATCATGAAAGTAGAAGTTTCCGTACAGTATGCACAACGGGCCTACGAAGCTCTTAACGATGTTCCTATGCTGCGTAAAATCATGACGCAGGTTGCTTCCAACGTGTTTGAATTTGACGAGGGGGAAGATGACGATATAGACGACATTTTGGACTGTGTGGTTGCCAGTCTGGAAGCGTTACCCGAAGGAGAATATGTTGTAGAATTGTAAATCGTAAGAGCCATGAAAAAGTTCAATAAAAAGCAGTTAGCGTCTTGGATCAATAAGGCCGTTGAGGAAAGCAGTTCAGCGTACATTCCGTTCCCTATTGCTGACCACATTGCCGAGCAACTTTGCCTTTACTTTGAGGAAGAAGACCTGTGGGACGAAATCAGTCCAGAGGACGTAATGCAGGAAGTAGAGAGTGCTCTTGGTGTGAGCGAGGCTTACAACGAGTACCTCGGTTCTAAAGGGCTGGACATGGTAGACGACGAGGAGTGGGAAGATTACATTGTACGGTTTATGGAACTTATTGATAATTACGAAAACGAGTAATGGATAAAGGGATATCCGAAGCGATAGCGGATCAGTGGAGGAATTCTTATGTAATTTAAGGTAAGGTTATGAAAAGACGAATTGCTGCTGTGTTTAGCTATGGATTTGCACGGCTATTGATGACCCTTCTTTCTGCGATCCAGATCGGAGTGTGGTGCCTGCTGGCCGTTCCTTCCCTATTCAGTAGAAAGGTGGCACAGTTCATGGAAGATTTGGTAATGTTCCAGCCAGACCCGGATTACGAGGATGATTCTATTTACTTGACTCGTCCTGCTGATTGGCCCTGTGGAGAAACCGATAAAACAGAATAGAGATGGACGATTCTTTAAAGATGATGTTGGAACTGGCCCGGAAGAATGCTCAACGGGGATTCCCGGTGGATGCTCGTATTATGGTTGCTAACTGGTTGGATATACCTTATTTCCAGAAGGTCTATAATAAGATACGGGAATTAATGATTGAAGAGGGGCAAATGACACGGGGTCTTGCTATGTACCAATGTGAAAAGGACGTACAGATGTTGGAATGGGTGCGAAATAATATTTCAAAAGAGGCATATGATCAGATAAAATCTGCTTTAGAAGGGTTGTAAGACCCTTTTTTAATTTTTATGACAAAAAGTTGAGGAAAAATTTGGTGGTTCCAAATTAAAGTGCAACCTTTGTGATGGAAGTGTAAACCAAATCAACTAAAGTCATGGAAAATCAGAAATCTTTAGGCAAGAAAGAAATCATTGAATGCTTGCAAGAGTGGCGTGAAAACATTCTTTGTGATATCAACAATGAAGAAAATTGGGGAACGGAAGAAGCCACTCGATTTATTCAACGTGAACAATTCCGTAAACTGGATCAGGCTATTATGCTGATCAATTCTCTGGGTGGTAACAACAATATTCCCGAGTAAGATGGTACGGCTCGTAAAGAAACCCGTTACTAACGGGGGGTATGATGTGAAGTTGGGAAGACGCATTCTTGCAAAGGTGCGACGCACAGACACAGCACAAATCTCATGTAGCATTAACGGCCTTTGCTGGTTCTTTACTACAATGGAAGAATGCGAGGCGCATCTGCAAGACTTCTTTGAGAGCTATTTCCAGTTCTTGGATGATCATGTAATATTTTGCACAATTAAAAATTAGAATAATTATGGCACAAGGAAGAGGAGTGTTGACTCCAGAAGTACAGGAAGTAGCAAAGAATTTGCTGGGTTACGAATTAACGGTGCGAGAACTGCGTCTTATGCCGTATCTCCAGTACACCGTAATGAACGACAAACGTATAAATCCGAACCACATTAATCTGGAAGAACGGGAAATTCTCAGCAAGTGGCGCGATAAAGGTTGGATGTGCGGTGGCGCTGGCAGCGACGTAAACGTGACTAAATGGTTTTGGCTGGCTATGAACGAAATTCTGTTTGTGGCGTATGTAGATATTCTCTAAACTGATCGGGCTATGGTTAATTACTATGGATGTAAAATAAAGTCACTGGAAGACTATAAGGATACGTTCCGTCCACACGTACAGAAAGAGTACACGGATAATTTCATGAAGACTTACATGGTGGATGAACTTATGGAGGACTTGATGGAAACCCGGTGGAAGATGCTACAACAATCCAAATATTTCAATCGTGGCGTTTATTGGGCTGTGTTCATAGGATGGGTGATTGGAATTATGTGTGGAGTAATGCTGAAATAATTTGGCCGTTCTATTTGGAATACCTATATTTGTTCCTGGAATGTAACATTAATCAATAGAAAAGACTATGGATGCAATTAAATTCACCATCAAAGAGGCAGCGCAACAAAAGGCGTTAGACCTGAGCAAAGAACACAAATCAATCTTCTATGTGATTTACTGCCATAAGACAGAAGCATGGTATGTAGATGACAACCCTTTTATCCGTCTGTTTGAGGAATTGGTTGTAACCTATGAAAACGGAAAGGAGATTACCGAATGAAACTACTGGAACGTATACAGACAGCATGGAAAGTGCTGTGGAATAAAGGCTGGTACGACCAGCAGCTCAAAGCAGCAGGGAACCGGGCTATAGATAAATACTGTCAAGAAACATGGACGGGAGTGCTTACGAAATTGCATTGGTTTGCACGTCAGAATGTTTGGGACCGAGAGGCTAAAGGGTTTATCTGTAGAAATAATTTGGGGCAGAACTTCATGACTGTGGAATTGATGAACACTTTCCAAGTTGGAGATCTCCATGTGAGCTCAATTAGACCATTGTCCTATTCTAAGAAACCCTACGAAGGACACGAGGTGTATACGATGACCCATTTCCAGAAGGGGATGCCGTATATGGAAGAGAGGTTGAAACATGACCTTACGAGGCATCTGGCTGAACGGTTAATTGAGGAGGATGTGGTGGAATGGGAAGTACATGAAGACACCAGCCATAAATCCTCTCTTGTGTTGAAGGCGAAAGTAAACCTCTATAAAGCTAAATAAGATGGGTGCATTAAGAGATGGAGCGGAAAAGATTACAGTATCGGTGAGATATTGTAGCGGATACACCATAGCCCAGATGCAAAAAGAATGGGATTGGGTGAAAAATATGTCCAGCTATGGGATACAGATATTCCTCTTAGAAGCTATGCGGATGGGGTACGTGAAGGAGAAATTGGGAAAGGAAGACCCAGACCAATTCACCTACCATATCACTCCAAAAGGGCGTAACGCAGTAGACCGAGAAAAGTTACACGTATTGCATGATTAAATTATGACGACAGACCAAATTGACACTCTAACGATTTCCATGATGGACAAAGCTGGTAACGGTTATATGTGTGCCGTTGACCCTGCATTCTTTGCGGTGGTGATTGGAATTCTTGGGCCAGAACATAAATTTGTAAAGGTGCCGGGAGTAGAAAAGATGAAGATTGAGCATATAATCCAATTACAGGAAGGAGATACAGAGGCAAAATAAGAGTTTAGATGGTGGCTGGATGAGTACCATTGATAAACTAACTAACGGAGAAAATCAACCAAATAAAGAGAGAAAAGTTATGAGTTTAGAACCTTCAAAAGTGTATTCGGACGGTGGTACGTGCGTCTACTTCGTACTGAGTGTCCTTAACGGAATTGTATATTCCATTTGTTACAGCCGTAAAACGAAGAAATATAGTGTAGGGTTCAATCCTACTACGTTCTTCACAGAGGACTATAAGGAAGTTCCCACGGAAGAACACCTGTTCCAAAGTTTGCAGGTAAACCGGGATGGAGCCCTTTACGACGTTATGGCGAAATAACGTGTGTGATGGGATATATGTTTGTGCTCCTAACATGGGAAGAGCGTTACATAATCCGTAGATGCAGTGACGATGAACATGATCTAAAGCCGATGCTCCGTGCAGGGTGGCGAGAAGTTCATCGCTACGTTTCTTTAGAACAACTATGGAATTTTATTGACGAACGAGGTATTGTGGTAGGATAGTAAAGATGACGAAAGGTAAACTTCCATATAAATATGTGTGTGCAGCCTGTGGAAAACGGACGAAACAAACCACGTATTACGACCCACTGACGGACGAATGGGTGTGCCGAAAGTGTTATAATGCAAGGTATGCGATAAAAAGTTTGAAGAAAAGTTCTGAAAAATTTGGTAATTCCAATTAATATACCAATCTTTGTATCGGAAAAGTAAACTAACACCTACAAAGTCATGAAAACGTATACCGTCTATTTCAGTGAACCCGTTACCCTTACTTGTGTAAGAGAAAAGTGGAACAAAGAGAAACGTCGTTGGGAAGAACAAGAATTCCAAGTTTCCGAAGACACGTTCACTTTTCATTCGTTGGCACCAGCCAAAAAGCTAATCAGGGAAAATCTCAGTAAATATAAAGGCAGTTCTATTACGAAAATTTATGCTAATGGAGATTGGGAACCATGCGGAGAAATCAAGTTGAGCGGTTCTAATAAGACCTTCATGGCAAACACTCGTCAAACTAAAGCAGGATATTGATTATGAGTACAAGAACCGTTTTACCACCAGAAGAACGCAAGAAAGAACTATTGGCATGGTTGCAAGCCATTTACGATGTTAGTAACCCGGAGTATATTGAAAAGAACGGGATGGAGGGCCAGCCCAGTCTCTCGGAACTTTACAAGAAAGTAACCGGACGACCCTGTGGAGGTCCATATCACAAAGCGATTATGGATTTGGGTGTTATCCGTAAACTGGAGAAGAAACGATACAAGCGCAAATTCGAGTGGAGCCGGAACCGTGCAACTCCTAATCCGTGGATGGCAACTGCATTGTACAATAGATGCAATAGCGATGTTCCCAGTATTGGAATGAAACTGGAAAGGAACGTACGGAGAAGAAAGAGAAACGTGATCAAGAACTCAAGATGGAAGCAGCAAAAGATATGCAGCGAGAATATTTTAACGAGGTTCAGGAAGAACAGGTAATTACGGCCGGAGAATTGGTTGTAAAAGAAACAAAAGAGGTTCCTGTTGGAAGGAAACACGATCTTAATCTCTATGGTGCCTACAAAGACATTTTAGAGGGCGTAAAGAGACTGGAAGAAAAAGTCGGGAGTTTGTATTACCGAAACACTCCGGATCATATACGGGCTACTGTTTATGACGCTATGTCAGGAGCAATCCTTTCGGCAGAACAGAAACTCGGCGTGCAGCTCAAACTCTATTCTGACCGGGAGTTGGTTGAGGAATTGCGTGAGCGCGGTTATAAGATCAAGTTTGGACGGCTGGTAGTGAAGGGTTCTAAACGTAAATTCAAGTTATGAAAAAGCGTGTGTTTAAAATACTGGCTTCTATGAAGCTGGGTGAGGTAAAAGAGGTTATAGAAGCTCTAAACATGAAGATCATACCGGAAGACCATGTGGCTCGTAAGTTTACGGACGCAGTATTTGCAGAAATTGAGGAGAAAGACCGACAAGGTATTATTATGGAATTGATCCATTGCATGCCGTATATTGCTGCATATCTGATGGATTGGATTGAAATGTATAGTGACAATGGATAAAAATAAGATTATGTCGTACAAAGTACCAGTAAATATCTGGAATCAGGTGGATGCATTTCGTAGATTCTTGAAGAAGAACGGTACCTCTATAAAGGAGTATCGTAAGGAAGTAGAACGTTGCCATAAATGCAAAATGGAAGAGTTCCTTGCTAAAGAGAAGGATATTTCTCATTGGTTGTTAGCTGCTTTTGAATTTAAAAAGTCCGGAAATCCTAAATTATGGATTGATTTAGGATTTAAATGGAAAAAGTACGCAGAAGAAATGTGGGGATTTTAGAAGAATTTTGAAAAATTTTTCTGAAAATATTTGGTGTTCTAATTTATTGTTGACAACTTTGTGATGGAAAGGTAATACAAAACTAACTTAAAAATCACAAAGCCATGAAAAAGAATGATTTCTTCTACAACAACAATCTCGTAAACAGCAACCTTTCAGAGCTTCATAAGGGTATGATCTATACAGAATGCCTCAAGAACAAAAGCAAAGAGGAATTATTTGCCCTCGGTAAGAAGATTGTAGAAGAGTTTGCAGACGTCAATAATCTTCTTATGCCACGCATCAATAAGATCGGTTTTAACTACAGATTTCCAGACAATCGTGGCTGCTACCACCTAGGAGAGATAGAAATTTGTATGGATAATTGTTCTGACCCTGTAAAGGGAGAACCTGTACGACGGTGGACATACCCATGTTATAAGGCAGACGTCACAGCGTTGGGAGTACTGGCCCATGAATTCGGACACCATGTTGCATTCAAAAAGAATCTACGTGTACCACAAATTGGAAGCGTGTCTGGCTATGAGCCTAATCATCACGAAGTTAGCGCGGAGAGTTTACGGCTATTCATTCTAAATCCTGACTTATTACGTGTTATTGCCCCGGTGAGATACCGATATTTAATGGGTCATTTGAAGCCAGTAGTGACACAGCCGTGGAGAGAAGTATTGCAGGGTGCCGGGAACCGTTATTTTGAGGTGATAGAAAAATTTGAGAAAAAACTTGAAAAAAGATTTGGCGGTTCCAAATATTAAACATACTTTTGTAGTGTTGAAATCAAGCTGATAGGCCGAGGAAGGAAGAAACTTAATGTAGATATATTACCACAAGATCAGGGTGAAAGAAGCCTTCCTATGTGTGAATATTTAAAACTGATTCATGAAGACCTTGCAGTTATTGAAGAACACCTACCGAAAGGATTCCACAAAGAACATATAAAATGTGTGATTAAGTGTACTGTAAAATGGCTTTATCCAGAATTTGATGGTACAATGTTTCATAAAACTAACTTAAAAAGAGTAAGAAAATGATCAAATTTCAATTGGAACGCATCTTGCGACAGAAAGCAGAAGCAGCGGAACGCAAACACAAACGCGACACAATGCCGTATATCCAAGTAGTTGAATATAATCCTGTAAAAGGAACAACCCGCCGAGAAATTAAGCATTATTTCAATAAATAAAAGTTCTGTACAGGAAGAGACCTACGTGGCTTTGAACTGGTGTATAGTTTATATAAAGGGCAATCCATCCCACATGGGGAAACAATTGCGGTTGTTGGCACAGTACAGAATTTTATTTTGATCCATGGTGTAACGGTAACACGACAGATTTTGGTTCTGTAATTTGAGGTTCGAATCCTTGTGGGTCAACAAAGAAACTGCATAATCCAAGATATGATGTAGTCGTACGGTAAATCATTGAGGAGATAAAGCCCGTGGAAGAGTAGCTTGCTAAATTGTTTTGATTCCACATTTTCCATAATTTATGGTTATTACTTTAGCCCACCTGAACGGTTAGTAGGGTGCAAGTGAAGAGCGGTGCGAGTCCGCGAGTGAACAGGTTCGATCCCTCCCCTCTCCACAAAGTAACTTTAAACAGTAACATTATGAAATATCCGAAAATTAATACACTGTTCAAGCGTGACGAAAAGAACCATATTATTCTTGATGCGTTCACGACCCCCGAGTTTGAATATCTTAAGAATAACGAATGGGAATGCACCGAGAAAATTGACGGAACCAATATCCGTATTGAATTGGAACCTGATGGGATAGGTGGATTTGTCCTCAATTACAAAGGCCGTACAGACGAGGCTCAGATTCCTAAACACCTGTACAAAAAACTCCAGGAACTGTTCCCTATTGAAAAGATGATTTCTATTTTTGTTGACCAAGAGAAGGAACCTGTACCCGTTACAGTATTTGGAGAGGGATACGGTGTAAAAATCCAGAAAGGAGGAAATTATATATCGGACGATGTAAATTTCATCTTATTTGACGTTCGTTTTGGAAAATGGTGGTTTGATAGGGAGTCTTTGGAAAATATTGCTCAAGCACTTAAAATCGATATTGTTCCTTTCATCGGCCGTATGACTATCCCTGATGCGATTGAATACGTTAAGAAAGGGTTCAAATCCACTATTGCAGAGAATAAAGACTACGATGCCGAGGGGTTGGTTCTTAAGACTCCTACTGGCTTACTGGCCCGTAACGGTGAACGTCTAATCACCAAGATTAAAACCAAAGATTTCCGGCAATTAGGTTTATAATATAGGAGCCGGGATGGTGGAATTGGTAGACACACAGGACTTTGTTTAGACATACATTATGTATGAAGATTACAAAATATTTGGACCCTATTCTCGTAAGGATGGAAGGAAGCATGTTATTGTTGTTAAAGGTAATTTTAAAAAGACGATTAGCTATCCAAAATTCTTGGTAGAATGTTATCTGAATAAAGAACTATCTAAGGAAGAAACGATTGATCATATAGATGGGGATTTTAATAACAATGATTTTAGTAATTTAAGAATTGTTAATAGAAGCCAGCATTCAAAAGATGATTCGATTAAATTGATCCCATTAGAAACAAAATGCCCGATTTGTGGGAAGAAGGTGTTGATTAATTCAACTAATTCTTACAATAGAGGAAAGGTGACTGGATTTTGTTCTAAGAAATGTAGTGGGGTTTATGGGAAGATGGTTCAAATGGGTTACATTAAACCGATTAATCAAGAATTAGATTTCAAATACCAAAAATCAAAATTGAGTGCATTATCAGAAATGGTAACTGTAGAAGACCTTAAATTCGGTGAAGGCTTAACGAATAAAGTCGATGCTAATACCGAGCCAAGCCCAGAAATGGGAAGGTGTAGAGACTAAACAGGGTCAACCTAAACTCTTATTAGAGCATGGTTAAGATATAGTCCAGACCACAAACAGAAAAATATTCTGGTGTTGAAAAACATAGTGGTATGAAAATCCTGTGGACAGTAATGTCCGTACGAGTTCGAGCCTCGTTCCCGGCACTTTTTACCATAAAAATTTGGTTGTTCTAATTATTATTGATACTTTTGTTTCTGTAAGCGTTATGATTGACCCCATTGATCACCCGATTGATCTTTGCTACGGAATCAACGCTTGCAATATGAAGGAGAATGTGGGATATCCAAAAAGACGAAGGCCCACAACGGGATCATCCCCCGTGCCAACAAAACGAACATTGAGAGTCGTTTCCCTTGAGGCACCTACACGGCTGTAAAGTCTGCAGAAATTTACTGTCGTGGGATCATGAAGGGATAGTAAACGGGGAAGGGGGAAAAGAAACCCGTTGAAAGGGGATTAGGTGCGTAACTAATCAACTACGAAACTAAGAAGAGGATGGTTCTTCTTTTTAATTATCAAGGGTGTTTGGGGAGTCAGGCCACCCCGCCACGTTTGGGACGTGGAGAACTCGCGAGTTCGAATCTCGCACACCCTACTAATTAATTTAGAATTAAATCAGAAAAATTATGGGGGCTTCAAAGGTAGCACAATGGAAGATTGATCAGATCGCTAATACTCTTGCTAATAAGAGTTATAACGAACGTATCGAAGCAGTCGTAGAATGCGGTAAAAAGATCGTAGAAGATTTTTATCGTAAACAAATACCAGAAGAAATCCTTGTGATATGGGAGAAATACAAAGATAAAGGTGTTTTCAATGAACGATCCGGATGGTCTTTGTATTACCATAATAGTAAAGGGAATATAGATTACAGTTGGCAATACAATTTATCTCTCCCCATATATCCTTCTACCAGCCTCAAGGAAGATAAAGAAGTGTTGGAACGTATTTGTGTTTACGGGGATCAGTACCAAATCCTCAAAAAAGAAAAAGAGGTGTTCCGTAAGAAATTGATCTGTACGTTGGAGACCCTGAAAACCCATGCCAAAATTCGTGACAATTTCCCGGAAGCGTTTGTACTCCTTCAAGAAATTGAAGCCGATGAACAGGATGAACGGCTGGAAATGCAAAACAAACAGAAAGAAAATCTGTGTGATTCCGTTGAAAATTTACGGGCACAATTAAATCACAATATTCAAAATGAGCCAAAATAAAATCAAAATTAAAGATAAAGAGTACCCGGTTGCAGTCATAGATAACATTCCGCACATTAACGGAATGCCAGTCAAAGAATTCTTAAATACTTTGCAGCCGGATGAGCTCATGGAACTTTCCCTAAACGGTGGAGAAGCCATTGTTGAAGTGGAAGTAGAAGACCCGGTTGTAAATTAGAATACGATGCGTGACTATTTGGAAATAATCTATTACATTCTGGCATTCGCATTCTTTGTGTACGTTTCTGTCTATACGAATTTGTGGAAGAAATTACACGATGTATGGAAAGCGATCAAAAGAATTTTAGGATGTAATGACGATGATTTTCATGGCGGGATTCCCGCTTGTTAAATACGAGGTTTTTACTATTCCATACACTTAGAGAAACCTGTTTAAAGACTCTGGGGCGGTTCTGGAGTCTTTTAACCATTTTGAACGGAGTATGAAAAAGTACGGGAAATTAGTTTGGTTGTCACCTAACGGTCAAGAAGTAACTCTAAAAGAGAACATGGAGTTTTTCGTCCTTAATGCGGAGAAACAGCGACTCATCAAGCAGCAACCACAAACGTATAACAAAACTAATTTAAAGCTAAAATATCAGTAGATATGGATCGTAACGGATGTGTCATTGGAATAGACGAAGTCTTTTTGCGTGTCAATAAATTGTGGGGGGTAGTGCAGAAAAGAATAAAAGAGTACCCGTTCCCAGAACAGCCGGATGGATTTTTAACTGAATTCCAGCGATTCACATGGTCTGATACCCCAGAAGGATATGAATATTGGGACGAGGTGCATACTCGGTTTAAAGCATACCGAGAATTACATTGGAATATGCAGCCTTTTGAACGGTTCCTACGTTGCAATAATCTTTACAATAAGTTTATGATCAACGCTTTTGGGAAGATTAACGATCAGACCAAAGGATTCTTCAACACCTACCTAATTAGTGTTTATTGGAGATTATATATGGGGATTGCATTTGACTGGCAGAATAGCCCGGAAGGTCTGGAATTCTGGGAGAAATGGGATCGCAAATGGCAGACTCTTGTTCAGAATTATAGTGAGGAACAAGGTAAGTCCAAGAAAAATTGAGTATATTACCGAATAAAGATTTTAGGGATTGATGATGGAGAAACTGTTACGACGTGCTGCAACTGATAACGCAGTAGACGAATTGGTTGACCAACTGGTGGAGAACATGCGGTACACCGATCAAAGTGTTGTGTATCCAAATACGGATAACTGTAAACCTGACGACGGTGTAAGTCCTGATCTCTTTACAGAGGCTTATATCGGTCTTGGTAAAGATAGCGAGCGTACAGCTATCAACCAGTATATGACACAGGCCCAAATGTTCCCTACTGTGGCTCAGACTTTAATGGGAATCGGTATTACTGAAATGAAACATATGGACCACCTCGGTGATCTGATTGTTACGCTGGGCGGAAAAGTTGATCGCAATTGGAATAATAGCAAAGTCGTATATGGAAAAGACGCTGCTACTGCTTTGCATGAGGCTATCGTTAGCGAGATGGCAGCTATTTACAGTTACGAACAACTGATCAAGAAACTTGAAATCATCAAGACCCCTACTGGAGAAATCTGTACGCAACTTATTGGAAAATTGTTAGCCGATGAACGTTATCATTTAACGCTCTTGATCGGGGAACAAAATAAATTGAATAATAACGAAAATTGACAATTATGTGGAACGCGATTCTTTTTGTGATCTGTATGATCTTCTTTGGGTTTAACCTTTACCCCGCTTGCGAATGCCTTTTCAGTGGAGACATTGTGCCGGGTGTGATTGGTCTGGTTTGTACCTTACTTGCTGTTCTGTTGCTGTTCGGTAAGATTCATCCGGACGTTACGGGGCAGAAGAAATAAATAAACACAACTTCTTCTATGATCTTTTTAGGCCGACAGGGTAAGAATTTTTAATTTTTACCCTGTTTTTATTTGGTAATTCTATTTGGATTGTTTACATTTGTTCCGTAAACTAAAATCCAATGAGTTATGAGTAAGTTTGAAATCCTACTGGATCGCATTATTTATTTCAGAGTTTTCAAAAGAAAACTAAAGAGCAAATATCTTCCTATCTGGTGGTGTGTACTGGGTTTGTCTGTACTGCTACTTTTAAAGGAGTTTTTGTGGTGGTTTTTCCCGTTGTGGGATAAAGTTGTAGACAAACTCAATTATATAATCTGGGGATAGCCCCCTGTAAAAATTTGAAAATTATGTTTATTAAGATTAACAATTTCCGATTCCGGATCACGTCGATCAGCGAATATCGTAAAGAAGGTAAAAACTTCAATACGAAAATGTGGTATATCTACATTAAGATTTCCGGGAAAGAACGTTATTTTACGTTTGGAACCGAAAAGGAAGCTGATGAGCTTATTGAGTATCTGGACAAGGTATTGCAAGTAAAAGATATCTAAAAATGGTTATTGCGGTTGATTTTGACGGAACGGTCGTTACCCATAGATACCCCCAAATAGGGGTGGATATTAAGGCCGTTCCCGTTCTCAAGAAAATAGTAGATGCAGGCCATCAAATTGTGCTGCATACTATGCGTTCCGGAAAGGAACTTGAAGAAGCGGTGGCATGGTTTACCGAAAACGAAATCCCTCTATACGGGGTAAACGAAAATCCGGACCAGAAATCATGGACAGCGTCTCCCAAAGTGTACGCACAAATTTACATTGACGATGCTGCACTCGGAGCACCTACTTTATTCGTTGAAGAAATGTCAGCACGGCCTTTCATTTGTTGGGCCAAAGTGGAAGACATGTTAAAAGAAAATGGAATTATATGATGAAACAGAGATTTTTAAGCCTGTTTGTAATGGCTGTCGTTTGCCTGTTATATGGTTTAATGACCCATTCCTGTGAAAGCAAACCTCGTCCCGTGGACGGAACATTTGTCTTTGATCGTGTGCCGTTTATTACGGTTATGATGAAAGGCAAGCCGGAAACGTTTATTATGGATACTGGCGCAAGTGTTTCGGTCATTGACAAAGAATATGCTGACCGTGAGGGTATCTGGTACGTGGACGACGGTGGAAGCATGATCACGTTCAGCGGAACGGAACAGAAGCAGTATAAGACCGAGCGTAACGTGGAATTTATTATTGGAGACGTTACTTATTCTCAGCCGTTTATGGTTCAAGATATCGGTAAATTACGTTCTTTTGTAGGACGGAAAGTCCGTGGAGTTATCGGCAGCGATTTCTTGTACGGCAACAAAGTCGTAATTGACTTTGGGAACTTAGTATTAACAAATTTAAAGACAGATGAAGTGGAAAAGGACAGTTTATAACACATTATTCGTCATCATCGCCGTTTTCTTTGTATACCTTGCATGGAAGACGATCAAAGAACTCTTTGTAACACCTAAACCGGAAATCGTTCTTACAGCCTATGTAGAACCGACGGTTAGCAGGTGGGATATCATGTACGAGGCTATAAAAATTTGCGAAAGTGGTAATAATCCACAGGCACGAAATAGTCAAAGTACGGCAACGGGAGATATCCAAGCGTTAGAAGTATATGTTCGGGATGCAAACCGTATACTCGGAGAAGAATACTTTACGCTTGATTGCCGGACAGACCCGGTAAAGACCCGTTATATGTTCGATATTATTCAGGGCTTCTACAACCCCGGACAGAACATTCATAAGGCCATAATTTCTCATTACCTCGGGCCGGGTAATTTTAGCAGAAAATCAATAATCGGTGACTGGTATTATCGTAAGGTGATCCGCACAATGGCACAAATTGAAAATGAATACAAAAAACACAACTACAAAATCATCCCGTAAAATGGATCATACAGAGAAGATTATCTATGGTGTCTTCGTTACTATCGTGGTTGTGTTTGTTGGTTTGGTTGTATATGGCAGCCGAACAACAATAATAGTAGAGGAGGAGCCAGTTCTTGACGATGTAGAAGTCGTTGAGGACGGCCTTCCGTCTACTCCCGAAATTGAACTTGATTCGGTTTTACAAGTTTTGCAGCAGCACGAACAGCGAATAGAAGAACTTGAAAACCACCTAAATATTCTCCGAAACAAGGTTCTGAAACTGGACCAAGATTTGTGGAACTCCGTGAAATAAGTTTGGTAATTCCAATTTAATTATATAAATTGCTTTTAATGATGAAAACAGAATCAGAACAAATCAGAAGCCATGCTGACCAATTATTCGGAGTTTTGGTTAGCCAGTATTACCGAGGTCGCGGATGGAGCAGCCTTAATATGATCTACAAATGGATCAGAGGGAATGCACCGTCCGTAAAGTACGCTCAGAAAGTAATCCGAGGAATGATCGATGCCGGGTACATTGTACGTGTGCAGGGAGAAGTCCTGGACAGCTATAAAATTGCGAAACTCAATTTCACACGGGAGAATATCTTTGTGATTTTAACCCGCTCTTACCGACATGAACGCAAACGGCTAAAGGTTCATATTGAACCTAAATGCACCGATTGCAAAGAGCGAGTATTTGGGAATATGTCTGAGCGTGACACTACTTCTGATTTGGATAAAAAGCCGGGCCTATTTTGGTGGCTGGCACGGATATTCAAACGGAAAAAGTAATTATGACAGGCAGCGTATTCTCAAGACACATAGCATGTTCAAAAATGCGGGTTACTCCCGCACAGAGCAAACGAGTTCAAGAAATTTTATTTACCATAGGATTCCAATGGGTTGGCAGCATAAAAGAACCCATAAATCTAAAGGACAAATACCTGTTCTTGACGTATGATTTTTTTACGGAGAAATATATGTTTCTCTCTACAAATGATCGGGAACTGTTCCATAGTAAACGTCAGTATGAACGGATATCCTATAACAGGTTCGTGAAACTTGCAAGAGAGGTAAAAAAAATTGATGAAATGTTTGGGAATATGGAAAATTGACCGTATATTTGTTTTGCTATTGGAGATCAAGTGTTAAATTAACAACAAGAAACGAGGCTGCATCTTTTTCAGGCGAATCCGCCCATTCATGGACTTTAGGATTTTTAGTTTACTGTTACATTTCCAGCACCCTCGCTCCCGGCCCGGCAAAATTGCCGGGCTTTTTTATTGAAAGAGGGGCTGTCTGATATTAAACCAAACAAGCCCCTCCCGAGCAATTATGAAAACTGAACCGCACAAGTAATATAATCAAACTTTTGTCGGTTCAGGTTATTAGGCGTAAAATGGAAAGTTTTGGATTCCAAAATTACAAATTTTACCGTCCTTAACGTCAAAATCCAAAATACAGAAGCAGACGTGAGCAGCAAGCCTCTTAGTTCTCATGAATTGCGTCTGTTTTTGGAGACAACCTGTGCTCACCGCATGTATGTTCCGTTCAAAAATGTAACAGAATTTATGGACGTGTGCAGCGAGAAGGATATGAGGTTTTTCACCACCGCTAAACGCCTCAATGATTTTCTGCAGACGATACGATGTTGCATAGCTGCTTCCGTCCGTACCGTGCCAAACCTTAACAGTTACCCCGTCACAATTTATGTCTGCTTCGTGGTCACCTATATAGGTAAGATGAGGAACTCGGCTGGCAATATCTTCCACGATGTTTGCTCCGGCACTTTCCAGGTAATATAGATCGTGATTCCCAGCGATCGCATAAATCGGGATTTTGGTCTGATTTAGGACCTCAACGGCATGATCACGCTGAGCAACATAGCCGATGTCATTTAACTCGTAAATTTGACTCTTTTGTCTCTTAGGAGAGAGCCCGTCAGTTATGTCTCCACCCAGAGTAATGAAATCTACGTTGGCTTCTTCAAAAACTTTTAAGGCTGCCAGTATATATTCATCACTGCAATACTTGCTACCAATGTGAAGGTCGGACATGGCCCCGATACGGAAATGTTTCCCCTTGAATTGAGGTTTGGGGAATTTTGGTTTTTCCGGTACGGGGTTAATTCCGTCAGCCAGTAGAGAAAGCTCCTGTGGAGAATACCGGGCCTGTAAAGAATTCCAAACCTTGTTTTCTGGTTGTTCAGTTTTCTTTTCCTGACTTTCTTCAAGTTCTGTTTCCACAAGAGTTGCGCCACCAATAAGGCAGGTTCCCCCTCCTGCCTTTAACCTGTTACGAACCGTTGAACGTGGAATATTGTAGTCCCTACAAAGGGAAGAGAGGCTCCTGTACTGGTGCCCCTCTATGATATAAACTTTTTTCATTCTATAGATTTTAGTTCTTTAATTTTTCCCTCAAGAGTTGACATGTTTAAAGCTCCTGAGAACCTGCATTTTTCCACCCCGTCTTTATAGAATATTGTAGTGGGTACGGAACGTATTCCGGCTGCACTAAATCGTTCGGGGTCATCTTCTATTTCTTCTACCACAACTTCCGGATTGTTAAATTTGAATATGTCCATTGTGTTCTTGTATGCCTTACAGGGGATACAAGTGCTGGAACTATACTTCTCTATCCGAATTTCACTCATAGCACAAAAATATTTAATTATTAGACTTTTACGAATTTCTCTGAATATGAATATACAATATACTCATTTATTTCTAAATGGCATAATATAACACAGGATTATCTTGTGTGCAAATGGATAAAAATATAGCACAAAAGGATTGGAGATATAAATGATTGTATTCCAGTAGGGTGTGCCTTGGAATTTGCGAAATATAAGAAACTATATAAGTTTATATTATTTGACTCTTTTTTAACTCCCCCTCTATTACTCACTTCGTTCGTTTAATAGAGGGGAAGAAAAAGAGAGCCGGGACTTTTTCCGATTTTCTGAGGAATTTTGATTGAAAAATTTGGTTTACGGGAAAAAGATTTGTATATTTGTTTTAAATGTTGGGAAGAGATTTTCACATTCTTTTTGCATAAATTTTGTTTTAAGATTTTGAATGGGGCACGGAGTGAAAACCGTCCCCATTCTTTAAAACCTTTCAAAAAGAATTCTCCGCTCAGCTTTTAATCTTAAAACAAAAATTATGTATTATTGTAACGAAGAGGGATTTCCATCCCTAAATGCCAGAGAGCAATTCATTTTTGACACAATCTGTCGAAGCAGAAAAAAACAGTTCCGTTCTATTGAGGAACGTTTTGAATATATCGCTTATAAATCATTCGTAGATAAAGTTGAGGTAAAACGGTTCGTATTTGCGAACAGTAAATTTCTTTCCATCAATGGATCATTGATCCAAGGTAAAAAGAATTTTTTTAGCCGTGTAAAACAAAACAAACTTTATATCGGAGCATGGTTCCGTAATAGCCAGCTATTGGAAGAAGGGTTAAGAATGACTCATGAGGCTGCTATGATATATGCATTTGTAGTTGCAAAATCTAAACAGTACGGAAAAACAAATTTGGAAGTTAGCCAACAAACACTTTGTAAAATAATCGGTTGCACTACAAAATCGAAATTAAAGTCCCATATCGCTATCTTAGAGCGTTTGGGGCTTTTTAGATATATAATTAGAGAGGAAACTATCTACAAGAAAAGGAAAAAGGGTGATGGGTATTATGATACAGTTGAACGGGCCTGTGGATTCTTTACTAAGATAACGATGAAATCCCATGAGGCGACATTCCGTACAATGCAGATTATTCATCAAAAATTAGGCAATTTGCGGGAGTATTGCAAGAAGACCGGACAGTTGTGTTACGATGAAATCCGTGGATGGTGGCTCGCTAAAAACAGATGGAGAAGGTCAATCGTTAATCTCCAGGAAATTTGGAGGGAACGGCTATTGGAATTGGAACGATGTAAGGCGTACCAGTACTATTCTTGCATATAATATGTTGAAGAATTTGGTTTTTAGCGGAAATATTTGTATATTATCAAATAATTTTAAAACCATTGGAAATGATTGAATTCTCAAATAAAAACGAAATAACCCGTAAGGAGTTCGACGATTTGGTTAAGAGCCACGAATACGAGGTTTTTGATCGTAAGACTGTACAGGCATTCCGTGCCGATGTGGTTGCAAAAAATAAATCCGGTGTTCTGACCGAAAAGGAACAGATGGAAGCAGCTATAATTGAAAAATCACTGACCGAGGTTGCCGTTCGTAACGATGATTTAACGGTTGAAACGTTGTATTACCGTGCCAAACATCAAGAAGCAACCGTATAATGAGAACTTATAAATTTGACAAAGGAACGTACACGGCTGAGGTCATTACAGATGCCAGCGGAGATCAACGTCAATTTTTTGTGACAGAGTGGCCTCCACGGGTTGAGAATCCAGACGGTCTGGAAATAGCGTTTCCGGACTGGAATGTAGGAGAAATAAACGAAGGTAATTTGGTGGACTTTGCGGTGCAAGGTTCTTTCTCATTAGTTGCTATTGAAGAACATATGATTCGGGAACTTGCTGTAGACGGCCCGAAACCCGATCCAGACAATTTGTTGCAGGATACTATATTTCCGGATACTTCCAAATCTAATATTTGGACTTTCTTGGATTTGGTAACTTCTGAGGCGGTAACTCCTCCGGGGGTTTATCCATCAGTAGATGCTCCCGCTGGATATGGTGCAATGTATTTGAGCAATACTCCTTCTGGAAACCGGGTTAAGGTGTTGCAGCAGAATATTTCTTTGGAAGTTGATGCTACCTATTCTTTAGAGTTTGGTTTTTATAAACCTGCCTACGTCGCAATGGTAATGCCAACGACGACCGGGATCACTCAGGTAGCTGCTATATATACAGACCCAGAGGGGAACACTACTGAAATGAGTAGTGAAGAATTAGGGTTTGTTACCTCTATGGGGAGTTCCATGTTTGGTTCAATGCGTGTTGAATTTGTAGCAGGTATTGCGTCGCTGCCTTATTTACCTTTAGTAGCTTCTGGCGATGGACAAGGCGGGGCGACTATGGTTTGGGGCTTCAGTTTAAAGAAAATGTAATTTTAAAAAGATAATAAGATGAAAACATACAAATTTTTCAATTCAGACAAGAGCATCGATTGCGAAGTGATTACGGATGCTATGGGTAAACAAGAACAATTCACCGTAACGGAATGGCCTCCTCGTGGATGGAATGCTGCTATTGCAGCCCTGATGCCTGATTGGTCGGTTACTTCACGTACCCAGAATGAGTTCATCCAATTTGCCACTAAAAACAGTCTTGGACTGGTGGCCGTTGAAAACGACAAAGAGCCAGTTGAATTGGTTGCAATATCTTAACTTTGTACGACGATGAAGACTTATCACTTTCAAAATTTAGATAATTCTCTGGATGTAGAGGTGATCACTGACGGTATAAAGGATCAGAAAGAATTCACGGTGACAGAATGGCCCCCGAGAGGCTATAATGGAGATGTAGAGGCTCTGGGAATGGATTGGAATGTTGGCCCGATCAACGAGGAAAAATTCGTGGAGTTTGCCAAAGAGAATAACCTTACCCTCACAGCGATTGGTGAAAATGGTTCGGAATCACTTGTTACAGCAGAATTTCCCGTTGCCCCCACTACGACCCCCGTTGCCCCTATTGATGGACAGGATAATGTATCCCGAGTTGATAGTAGTTATGTGAATGTTTCCTGGAATGCCGTTCCGGATGCAACTAAATATCTCGTAAAGATGTGGAAATCTGCTGAAACTCCAGAATCTGGATATTCTGGTGAGACGACACAGGCATGGGATGCAATTAGTGCAGAACCAAGTACAGAATATAAATGGCAAGTTACGACACAAGTTCCTAATATGCAGGATTCTATATCTGGCCCGTGGACGTTTACAACAGCGGACGATACTGGTTCAAGTAATTAATAAAGATGGCTAAGAAAAAACCGCAAAATAATACTTCGGTTCAAAAGACACAAAATGTCTTAGAGGAAATTTCAGCATGGCCTCTGGAAAAGGTGGATTTACTCCAAAAGAGTTTACCCACCTTAATCCAGACCAAGTATGAGAGCCAGTTGATGTCCCCTAACATTGAAGATGTGATGAAGGCGAATATGTATGCTGACAGCATGCGTGGAAGCAAGAACCACATTAAATCCGTGTTTTTTGATCCGAATAGTGCGAGTGATGGGGCTGGCTATAAAGCCACCAAAGGCGGGGCGACGTTCTACACGCTCCAGAAGATGGGAGATATTTCCATCATTAAAGCCATTATCAACACTCGTGTAGAACAGGTTCAGAATTTCCTAAAATTCAGCACGGACGAACAAAAAGAAGGGTTCCAGATTCGTAAAAAACGTTCTATATTTGATGAGGATACTACTGATCTTTCTGACGATGAGAAACGTAAGGCAGAAGAGATCGTTGAGTTCCTTGAGAACGGTGGCTTGAATGACAAGTGGGAAACAACTGATAATTTCCAGGATTTTGTTCGTAAGATTGTACGAGATTCCCTGACCATAGATCAATTGACTTTTGAATGTGTGCGGGACAGATCGTTTAACCTGCGTAAATTCAAAGCGGTGGACGCAGCCATGATCCGTCTATTGGATACGGCCGATCCCCGGTTTGCACAGGCATTCGAACAATACCGCTGGAAAGGTTATCTCCCCCGTTATGCAATGGTCTGGAATAACCAGATTTTGAGGAATCCTACGACCGATCAGTTGATTATGTACTATCCATGGGAGTTAGGGTATGGGATACGTAATAAGTCCACCAATATCCTCCAAAACGGATACGGTACGAGTGAGCTGGAAACCCTTATAGAAATCATGACATGGATTCTTTGGGGTATGCAGTACAACGGCAATTTCTTCAAACAGGGTTCCCAGCCTAAAGGGTTCATCAATATAAAGGGCGGGAATATTGATAATTCCACGTTGAATGAGTTCCGTCAGGCATGGACACAGACTATGCGGGGGGTACAGAATTCACACAAAGTCCCCGTAATACAGGGTATAGATTTGGAGTGGATTGACTTGCAGCATGGGAACCGTGACATGGAGTTCAATGAATGGTTGAGGTTCCTATTTATTCTTACCTGTTCTGTTTACCGTATTGATCCAAGTGAGCTCGGGTTTAATTTCCAAGAGCAGGCCCGTATGTTTGGTCAGGAAGGACAGAAAGCCCGTCTGGAACACAGTAAGAACAAAGGGTTGAAACCTTTGCTTATATTCTTGCAGAATATCATCAATAAATATTTGGTCAGAGAACTTGCAGAAGATTACGAATTTGTATTTACTGGTGTTGAGGTTGAGGACGAAGAAAAGCAAGTAAAATTAGACGGAGAGAAATTGTCCAATGGTATGGTCTCTTTGGAAGATATGTTCCAGAAATATAGTGGACGTGATTTTGACCCGAATAAAGACACCATTTTGAACCAAGTCTACCAAACGGCACAGCAGAGTAAAATGATGGGCGGGGAAGGGATGAATTCTTTTGTGGATGGACAGGATAACGAAAATGTCTTTGCAGAGTACGAACAACAAACCTCAGAGGAAGAAGAGAATCCGATTTTATCTAAAGCGTTAGATTATATTGACCAAACATGGGGAGCGAAATAACATTGTAATGATCTATTAATTAGGGCTCTGAGACTCTTTTGGAGTCATGAGCCCTTCTTTTGGTTATGGAAAAGGAATACAAAGGTGTAGATTATAAAACGGCCCGTCCGGTTTTTAAGCAGGGTAAATTGAAAGACCCTGTTCGGTTCCCTAAAGTGGTGAATGGTTATGAGGATGATGCCAAACGGATGTACAATGTTATTCAGAATTCTACATTTGAGGAGTTGGTGAAGGAAATGGTGAAAATGCAGAAAGGTAAATAGTATGCAGTCTCTTTTTACAGAATCAGAAATCAGCCGTTTACTCGGGATCATAGACCGGAATATTATTGTTTTGGTTGCAAAGGTTCTGGGAAAGGAATCGTTGACGTCTCTGGACAAGTTGATTTTGAGACAGCATAATATAGATTTCAATAAGATAGCGTCTAATTTACCTCCGTACTGGAAAGCATATTTATTTGGTAGGCTTACCGGGCAATTGACCGTTCCACAGGCTGCACAGATAGATTACAACAATTTCAATAAGTATCTTATTCAGAAGCAATATACACCACCTACTTCAAGAGAGATTGCCGAATATCGTGCTGCCAGCCGTAGAACCTATGAATATATTAAGGGTATGGGGGAACGACAGAAAAAGGCGTTAAATACGTTTATTTCTGAGGGAGAGCTTGAATACCTTGTTGAAACAAAACGACAGGAAACTATTAAGGTAGTTAAAGAACGTATGGATGACGGTATTTTGCGACGTCAATCTGTACAGAAAATTACTTCTAATATAGGGCACCAGTTAAGGAGTTGGAATCAGGATTGGGGCCGTATAGTAGAAACAGAGTGCCAGAACATTTATACGCTGGGTACTGCACAGAATATAATGGATGTTCACGGAGTGGATGCACGGGTTTATTTTGATGTATTCCCGGGAGCGTGCTTCCCCATTGAAGATACTGAGTTTTTAACAAATGAAGGGTTTAAATATCTAAAGGATATACGTGGGGATGAACGTATTTTAACATATAATTTAGAAGAAAATAAGGCAGAGTATTCTTCTATTATTTCTAAAATTCAATATGAATATTCTGGTGAGATGCACCATTATAAAAATAGAAGAATTGATTTACTTTCTACACCTAATCATAATCATTTGATAGGTAAGAGATTAAAAGGTTCTAAAAAAGATATCTATCAGAATGAATTAATTCCGAGTCAAGATTTAAGGGATTTAATTTGTCGTGATATTATGTATTTAGGTGTTGAAAATTGGGAAGGAGATAAAAGTAAATATATTCAATTGTGTGGTAAAAAAATAGAAACAACTGCTTTTTCCGAATTCATGGGGTGGTGGCTTGCGGAGGGTTCTGTTTCTTTTAGAAGAAAGAGAAAAGATGGTAGTTCTAACATGTCTCAAATTTCTATAAGCCAAACAAAAGAAATTAATTTTGGTGAGATTAATTCTTGTTTTTCAAGAATGTTTCCGGATCGTAATATATTATATAATAGTGGTTCGTTTGTTTGTAATTTAGATAAGAGCTATGATGAATTAGTTAGGTGGTTTTTAAAATTTGGACATTCTATAGAAAAATATATTCCAGAAGAAATAAAGGTTCTTGATAAGAAATATTTGATGTTATTCTTGAATGCTTATTTAAAGGGTGATGGAGCAGTTGGTAAGAATTCCGCCGGGAAGAATGGTAAGAAAATAGGTGGTGTAAAAGTTATTTTTACTTCATCTAAAAAGATGGCTGATGATCTTTGCGAGGTTGTTTTAAAGTGTGGGTATTCCCCATCTTTGAGAGAACGGAATGAAATTGGAAAAGTTTCTTTTAAAAAGGATGGTTCTAAAATTATTACAAAACATTTACGATATATTGTTGGTATAAGCAAAAAAACAACAATTAAGAATATTAATAAATATTTTAATAAAATTCAATGGTCTGGAGAAGTAGGATGCCTGGAAGTAGAAAAAAATAATACACTCTTTATTCGCCGTAATGGGAAAATGATTTGGAGTGGAAATTGCCGTCATTGTATATCCCTCTATTTAACTGGTGGGATAGGTAGCATGCCGAGGATTTTTACCGTTGCTGAATTGCTGGCTAACGGAACTAATATAGGACGTAAATCTAAAGACTGGAAACCAGTCTTAGGAACTGTCCATCCATTTTGTAGGTGCGATTTACGGTTCATTCCACCGGGTTACGAATGGGATGAAGATAGTAAGAAGTTTGCCCCTAAACCCTCAGAGAATCGTGTACAACGTAAGAGCAAGGTGAAGATCACCGTTGGAGATTTGAATTTTGAGGTGTAATTGTTGAGAGAATTTTATGTATATTAATAGTCAAAATATTCAGATATGATAAACTTGAAGAAATTCTTTAATCTGCAGAATGAAGCTGAAAAGGTTGCAGATTATATGTCTCTATATGATCGCAGGAAAGCGCTCTTAAAAGAAGCGGACGTTCTGGGTGACAAATATGCCATACAGAAGTCTATGGAGACTTCCATTTCGGACAATGGTTTAATTGATCCGGCAAAGTACAAACGGTTCATGAAAGAGCACACTGATAAAGTGGTTGCAGCATGTAACGAGATGGCTTCTATTGAGAAGTCTATGGCTAAATTAGAATCAGACAAGGAATGTTCTGAAGCCATTTTGGATACTAAAGCTATACTCGTGGCCCGTGATGGTTATGAACAAGGCGTTATTTCCAAGGCACTTTATTTTGAAATCATGAAATCCAAACAAGGGGAAACCCGGTTTGCGGACACCCTTGTATTTAACGATAAGGGCGAAATTCTTCTGTTACAGCGACTGGATTCCGAGGGTGGATATACTGGTCTTTGGGGTTTGCCCGGTGGACATGTAGAGCCCGGTGAAGATTTTAAGGATGCAGGGGCTCGGGAACTGTTTGAAGAAACTGGCTTAATTACCAATCGGGAAAATCAGATGGGGCACATTGTTCCGTATGATAAGATGGGTGAATACAGGAAAGACGGGGTTATATAGAATATTTCTATGTTCATGTACACGGAGATAAGGAACCTCTCGTTTTAAATAGCGAGGAACATGCTGCTTCGGCATGGGTGCCTCTTTGCCAGTTGGATCAATATAAATTTGAGTATGAAAATGCCAGAACCAATATTGAGAAATTAACCGGGATGGATTCTATGAAGAAAGCAAATACGATCATTAAGAGCCTTCAAGACGGGGTTCTTTCACCTATTGCGTTCCAAGAAATTTGTCGGAATAATCCAGATATTGTAAAGGCTGCTAACAAACATTATTTCTCAGGTAAAGAACGGGAGAAATTAGCGGATGAGGGGGAAGCCATGCCAGACGGTTCATTCCCTATTCGTAACGAGCAGGATTTAAAGGATGCTATTCGTTCCGTTGGCCGTGCTAAAAATGAAGCAAAGGCAAAAGCATGGATTAAGAAACATGCTAAAGAAATGGGTAAGACGGATTTGCTTCCCGACGGATGGGTTGAAAAAGCCGTTGGAGCAGGTGCTTCGGATAAAGGTTCTGGAGAATCTCTTGATCCGGATATTAAGAAATGTGATTTGGGTCCGGAAGGAATTGCGAAAGCCCTGATGGGGGTTATTGGTGCTGCTGGTGAACATGATCAAAATGTTGTGGCGTCGGTTGCTGAGTTTGCGGACAGTATATTTAAGGCCCAGAAAACGGGGTATTATTCTGATAATACTGTGAACCGTAAACTGGGTCGAGTGGGCCAGAAGTACAGTAAGGATAAACAACCCGAAGATGTAAAAGGAGAAAAGGGTAAAAAGGATGATTCTGATTACGATAAACAGGCAAGAGAGGCTTCTGATGGTGCATTAAAAAGAGCAGCTCAGTCTCTTGCTACTCCTTATCCAGTAAGGCAGGCAGCAGAAAGAGAACTTGAACGAAGAAAGAAAGAGAAAAAGGGCGGTAAAGGTTCTGGGAATTCTTTTGTTTTTGAGGATGCTATTTTCGAGGATGAAGAAATGGTTGCTGCTGCTAAGAAACAAGGTATTGATATTAAGGAAGGAAAAGGCGGTGTTTCTTTAGTTAGTGGTGATAGAGAAAAGGTAAAACAATTTTACAGAGAATTGCTTGATCCCGAAGAAAGAGATGATTTTGATGCGGAATTTGAAGCTGGCTCTTTTGATTCTAAAGAAAAAACAAAGAAAGATAAAAAGTCTTCTGGGAAAACTGAAACTTTTATTTTTGAGGATTCTATTTACGAAGATGACGATGCTGTGGCAGATGCTAAAAAGCAGGGGATTGAAATAAAAGAAGGTAAAGATGGTAATACGATTGTCACTGGAGAACGTGAAAATGTGAAAGAATTTTATCATCAACTTTTAGACCCTGAGGAACAAGAAGATTTTGATTCAGAATTTGAATCTGGTTCTTTTGATTATAAAGAAGAAGAGGGTGCAAAAGCAGTTGAGAAATATAATGTAAAATCTCTTAACAAAGAATTTCGTGACCTTGGAGTTAAATTTGTTAAGGAAGATGAAGGGTTTTTTGGGAATGCCCGACCAAAAGGCGGTGACCCTGACCAGGAGGGGTATAAAGGAAAAGGTGGAACGGAATGGGCTATAACTTATGATGTGGATAATGGGTTTGAAGTTTTTGAATTGAGTTCTGGGGATAGTTGGGATAACCTTTCTTTGGTCGAAGCAAAATATAAACTTTTAGAAGGTGGAGTTAAGAAATAATGAAGGATAGATTCAATTTTTGGCTTGATCTGGATATATCCAAGGGTGCGTCTGGAGCAAATACAACCGAAGAGGATCGGTATAAAAACATGATCTTTGAGGGGATTGCTTCGGACAACTCTACGGATATGGAAGAGGAGTCTATGGACCCAGCTGGATTTGAATTGGATTACTTTTTGAAAAACGGGTATTTCAATTTAGATCACCTACCTACACGCAGCCCCACCAATAAATCACGTTATTGGATTGGTGAACCTTTGGAAGCAAAAATTGTAGACGGTAATAAGTTTTACGTCAAAGGTAAATTGTGGGAGAAATCTCCAGAGGCCCGTGCATTTTGGGACAAGTGTTTAGAGATGCGCGAAAGTGGCAGCCAGCGTAAGCCGGGGATGTCTATAGAGGGTAAGGCTCTTGAACGTGATAAGAAAAACCAAAATAAGATTACAAGGGCTCTTATTACAAACGTGGCTTTGACTTTTAATCCCGTTAATGGTAATTCATATATGGACATTGTAAAGGGTGTCCAGAAGTCAGATTATGTGGATTATGAGTTTGAGTCAGAAAAGCCTTTTGCACCGAACACCCCTATTCTTGAATATGACCGTGATGGGTATCATATCATTATTGACCGAAATTTCCGAGTTATAGCGACTTCGATCAATGTAGGTAAGGAATTGTCCACTTTCTATAAACAATTCCAAAATAAGGTCATAAACGAGAGAGTTTTGTGTGATTGTGTGGAAAAGTTGGGAGAAAAATTGTTTTTTGACAAATCTATTATTATATTAACGGAAACTAATTAATTAAATGTTATGGAAGGATTAGAAAAGTATGCAGACGTTGAGATTGTAAAATCGCTGCGTGGTGCTGGCTTTAGCGATCAATATATTCTCGGCATGATTGAAAGTGGTGGGATCGATATTGAAAAAGCGATGGCCTGTGACAAGAAAGAAGTCATGAAAGAAACGAAGAAAGAGGAAGAGATCGAAAAGGGTAAGAAGCTGGAAAAGAGCGACGAACCTGAAAAGAAAGAGGAAGATAAGGAAGAGGAAAAAGAAGAGGTTATGAAATCCGTTGTGGAAGCCATTACCAAAGGTTTTGAAGCCCTTTCTTCTAAGATCGACGCTCGTTTTGAAGGTATTGAGAAATCGGTACATGGTCAGGAAACTCTGCTGAAGAGTATTGGTGATCAGGCCCCCGCATTCCGTGCCCCTGTTTCGGCTGCTGCACTTTTACAAAAAAGCATGGAAACGGACGAAAAGGGTAAAATGGAAGTGAACATTGTTTCTCAACGCCCTCTGGCCCGTCAGATTTTGTCTGACGCTATTAGCCGCGAAAAAAATGAGGATATCAAGAAGTCTATGATAGACGATACCAAAAACTTCTTGACCAATCCGGACTGCCATATGATCGGCGAATCAACCGCTCGCCTGATGTATGAACGAGGAGTAAAATTTACTAATTAATTGTTAAACAAGAAAAATCTTTAAGTGTATGGAATTATATGATTATTCGGCGGGTGGTGATTCCAACCGTTTCTTAGAAAGCATTCAAGCCCAGGATATTCTTAAGGCCATGGAAGCAGGTCTGGAAACTGGTATGCAGTATAACGACCAGATCAACAATGGTGGTGGCTTGAAGGTCGAATCGCTCGACCCGGTATTGAAAGTTCTTGAAAACTGTCTGAATCAGTTGGTTTTCCTGATGGAGATGCCGAAACAAAAAATTACGAACACCGTTCATGAGTACAATCAACTGTATAAATACGGTCAAGATGTTGGTATCTTTAATCTTGAAGGCGAAACCCCTCAGGAAACGGATAGCCAGTATCGTCGTAAATCCATCGTAACGAAATTTATGGGCGTTGTGGGTCAGGTTACTCACCCTGCTATGTTAGTTGCGTTGGCTGGTGGTATGAATATGTATACCAAGGAAGTGGAAAATAAGACGGTTCTGTTGCAGACCCTTATTGACCAACGCCTTGTAGACGCTGACAGTTCGAAGATCGACGCTCAGTTTGACGGTGTATTCCGTCAGCACCTGACCGGTATCAACGATATCTATGGTGGTATGCAGGGTAAAACCTCGGAACAGGCTCTGGACGCTTACTTCGGTGACGTTGCAGTTATCAACGCTGACGGTGCCGTTCTGAACGACGCTCTGGTAGAAGATGCTGCTCAGGCTGTCGTAAACGACCGAAACGGTTATATCGACCGCATTATATCGAACCCGGTTGTCTTTAACGATTATGTAAAGGCATTCCACGAAAGTAAACGAGTGATTGTTGGTCTGGGTGGTTCGGTTACTGGTGCAACTATGGGTCAGTCGGTAAACGACATTACGACTCAGTTCGGTAAAGTGGACGTTAAGAACGATAAGTTCTTCGATATCCGCACCCCTCGCAAGCTGGGTACTGGTAAGACCTTTGACAAGGCTCCCGACGCTCCTATTGCTGACACGTCGACCCCGATTGCAGTAGCTACCGACACCAAGACGAAATTCGGTACGGCTCATGCTGGTACTTATTTCTATGCCGTTGCTGCTGTAAACCGTTACGGTGAGTCTGCTCTGACTCAGATCAATATGAGTGCTCAGGCTGTTACCGCTACTCAGTCGGTTACGCTGAAATTTGCTGCTGCTACTTCTGGTAGCTATCCGGCAGAGGCATTTACGATCTATCGTACGGTTAAGGATGTGATCGATGCAAGTGTTGCAGAATTCTATCCTATCTTCTCTGTTTCTGTTGCTGAACTGGCTGCTGGCTATGACGGTGCAGGTGCCGGAGAAGTTCACGACCGTAACCGTATCATCGCTGGTACGAAATCGGCTCTGGTTTACGTGAACGACGCTCAGATCATGGAGTATATTCAAGTTGCCGACACCATGAAGATGGATTTTGCTATCACGGCTCCGAGTCGTCGGTTTGCGATCCTGAACTATGGTACCCCGGTTGAGTATCAACCCGGTAAGATTTGCCGAATCGTTAATATCGGCCGTCCTGGGTTAGTTTAAGGTTAATAAAAAGGGCGGGTATCTATGACGATATTCGCCCTTTCTTTTTCTTATAAAATTGAAAATTATGAAACTGTATTCGGAAAAATACGCAGGTCAAGAAATTGTTTGTGGTAAACACAAGCTGAAATTCGTTGGGGGTGTTGTAGAGGTAGAGGAATCTGTTGGTAAGAAAATTCTTGCTGAGGGGTATGCAAATATTTACGCTGAGAAGCCAGTTGTAAAGACTTCTACTGAGAAATTGCTCACAGAAGATATGCAGAAACTTGTTGATCAGCATCAGTTGGAAGTGACTGGTCTGAAAAATTCTATCAAAGAAAAAGATCATAAGATTGAATCTTTGGAGAAAGATCTTTTAGAGTGGAAGCGTCTGTGGGAAGAAGCCGAGGCAAAACTGAAAGCCGTTACAACTCCATTACAGGAGAATCCTGCGACTCAAGTTCCAGAACAAGCAAATGCTCCGCAGGAAACAAAACAAGAAGAACCTGCCCCCTCTGCTGAGGCGCAAGAGAGTTCTGCCGAAACAAAAGAGGAAGAAAAACCTCTTACGTTAGAGGAGATCAAAGAAACGCTTATGGATCTTTCTGCGACGAAAATTATAGAGTATCTCAAAGAGGTAGGGTTGTACGTTGAGGAAGATAAACCGGAACGCATGAAGAAAGACGAACTGGTGGCTTAT